ATGAGTGAATTTGAAAATGAAATAGTGAATTGGCTTAACGAAGATTTGCTCATTGAATCTGAGGAAAAAAGTAAACATTTTCCCGAAAACGATTTTTTAATATTGTTGTTTCCTGAAAAGCTGATAGCCTTACATCTGATTGATATCCAGAGGTTCGAAAATATTCAGCAAGATAACAAGCTCTCATTTCAGGAACTTTCTGCACATTATCAGGCACTTGGATATAAAATGATTCACCTTTGGGAGGATGTCTGGAAAAACCGGAAGGAATTGGTTAAATCCCGTCTGGAAGTAAGTTTCGGAAAGTTCAGAAAAATTAATGCCCGTCATTGTTATGTAAAACGGATTGATAAATTGCATTCTGAAATGTTTTTGCAGGAAAATCATTTGCAGGGAAGTGTTAAATCCAAGTTTAAATACGGCCTGTTTCTGAAAAAGCAGTATGTCGCCAAATATGTGCCGGAAGCCAGTGGAGAAGATGATTTGCTGGTTGCGGCTGCTACTTTCAGCAGCGGAAGAACCATGAAATGGGGAGAAAGAAAAGATACCCGCTCATATGAGCTGCTGCGTTTTGCCGGTTTGAAAGGCTTTGTAGTAATCGGAGGATTTGACAAACTGCTGAAGGCATTTGCAGAGGAACAAAAACCTGATGACGTTATGACGTATGCTGACCGGGATTGGTCGGATGGAAGGAGTTATGAAATGCTGGGCTTTGAAAAAACGGATATGTTGCCACCGCAATGTTATCTGCTTGATAAAAATACGTTTCAGAGAGTATCCTCAGCTGATAAAAAAGCAGAAAATGAACATAATTTATTGAAAGTATGGAATGCAGGGAGCATAAAGTACAGGAAGGTTTTTAGGCATGAATAAGAAATTAATTACCATACTCGGGCCGACAGCCAGCGGAAAAACGCATTTGGCAGTAAGGTTAGCTGAAAGACTGGGAGGGGAGATCATCAGTGCTGATTCCAGACAGGTTTATAAGGGCATGGATCTTGGCACCGGAAAAGACCTTGAAGAGTATGTTTTTGATGGTAAACAGATTCCTTATCACCTTATTGATATAGTTGAAGCAGGAGAGTCCTACCATATTTTCAGATTTCAGCAGGACTTTCAAGCGGCTTTTCAGGATATTATAGCAAGAAATAAGGTTCCTGTTTTATGCGGAGGTTCAGGAATGTACCTTGAAGCAGTGCTGAAAGGCTATGAATTTACTTCTGTTCCGGTTGATGAAAGTTTGCGGGAAGAATTGTCTTTAATGACAGAAACTCAGCTGACGGAACTGTTTCAGCATAAAAAATCGGATTATACGGATCTGGCAGATATTTCAACCAGAAAGCGTTTACAAAGAGCGGTGGAGATTGCGGTATTTTTGGAAAGAAATCCTGATTTTTCATTAAAAACACCTGAAACCCCGCAAAGCATTATTTTCGGACTCAATCCTGATGTTGAAATCCGGCGAGAAAGAATTACCCGGCGCTTGCATCAGCGTTTACAAAACGGAATGATAGAAGAAGTAGAAAAACTTCTGGATGCAGGTGTTACAGCAGAAAAACTGATATTCTATGGTCTGGAGTATAAATTCATTACACAGTATCTTCAGGGAGTACTTGATTATCCGACAATGGTTGAAAGGTTGAAGGTAGCGATTCATCAATTTGCCAAGCGGCAGATGACATATTTCAGGAAAATGGAAAAAGACGGACTAAAGATCCATTGGCTTTCTCATCAAAATCATGGAGATCTGATGCTTGAAGAAATTTCAGACCTTCTTGAGCGAAATTAAAAATGAGAATATTGGTTTTTAGCTTAAAAACCCTGTTTTTGAAGTGAATTAAGAGATTTCCGAAAATATTTTCATTTTTTTTCTCACTTTATTTCCTTGTTTTACAAATAGTTAAAGCCTTTGCCGCAGAAAACTTTTATTTTTTTTCTAATCAGGGCTTGCGTCGTAAAGATAAGACTGCTAATTTTGCAGTGTCAAAAGACAAAAAGGAAGTCTGAAAGACAAGAAAAACAGAGAGATGGCAGAGTGGTCGATTGCGGCGGTCTTGAAAACCGTTGACTGTCAAAGGTCCGGGGGTTCGAATCCCTCTCTCTCTGCGCAATGTTTACTTTAGCTTAATTACTCAGGTAGTTAAGCTTTTTTTTCGTCTACATGGCAGTTTTTTGAAAAAGCTTACGAAATGGTAATTAATTAGAAAAGGGTTACAAATGGGTAACACTTTCCATGTTTTGGGTAACACTTTTGCTACGTAATCAGATTGAGCCCTAATCTGTAATTGCGACACTAAAGTGCGAGGTTGGAGAGGGGTAGTAATGCACCCTTGCCACGCCAAAACATATTATGATTAACACTATGACCATTTTGTTTTATCTAAGAAAAAGTAAAAAGCCGGGAGGCCTTGGCCGGATTAATTGCAGAATAACAGTAAACTCCGAAAAAATACATTTGGAGAATACTAGAATAAAAGCTGATCCGAAAGACTGGGACCCGGACAAACAAAAGTTTAACAAAAATTCCGAAAGTGCTAAGACCAACAATCTTAGGCTTGACGCAATAACGGCAAAACTAAATACTATTTATCTCGACCTTGAAAGTAGAGGTAAAAGGGCAACTGCTTCAGAGATTAAATCTATTTATTTGGGTAATACAAAATCGTATTACAAATTCAGCGAAATAAAAGATTTGTTTTTGGCTCAGGTTTTAGCGGTAGCAAAAAAAAAGAAGGTAACCGGGGAGGGCAGATGGAGCATGAGTACATACGATTCTTACAAAGATAGGCTACATCAATTTTCTTTGTATCTCGAAAAAAATAACTTGGAAGGTATTTTTGCTGACGAAGTGAAAAAAGGAGTAATAAACCGATTTAGATCTGAGAAAGAGCAGGCAGTAGGTAGGGTCTATTCCGGAAAGCTTTGCCAGGCTGTAAAAACATGCTTAATATGGGCTTGCGATCAAGACTATTTGGAGCAAAATCCTTTAGAGCCGGTAAAGATTCACATTCCTAATATTGTTGATACTACGCATATTTCTAATGAAGAATTGAATTTGTTAGAAAATACTGAGTTGAGTGTAAGGCTTAGGAATGTTATTGACTGCTATTTGTTCAGCTGTTATACTGGGTTGTCTTACATAGACATAAAAATTATAGGGCCTTCAGACGTGGTTGAGATAGATGGAAGAATATGCCTTAAAAAACCCAGACAAAAAAGTGAAACTCCATTTTTTATACCACTTATAGCCAAGGCAAGAAACTTGTTGGATAAATATGGAGGAATAAAAAGCTTCGTTTTGCCTGTAAAAAGTAATAAAGAAATGAATATGCTTTTAAGGGTTGCAACTGAAAAGTGTGGTATTCAAAAATATTTGTGGTATCACACAGGTAGAAAAAAATTCTCTGATACCCTAATAAATGAATACAACATGACCAAGACAGCTGCTATAGCTGCAATGGGTCAAACTAATGAAAAAGAACTTGATGCGTACGTTAGGGTACGAGATAAAAGGGTATTGGCTGAATTTCCAAATATCTAATATTTAGTAATCTGTTTAACCCTATTCCTATCATAAAAATAGGAAAACCCAGAAATAAAATCTATGAATCTTCTTAATGCACACGCTGAATTTTACGATGCTATAGGTAACCCTACCCGGCTGTTATTGCTGTGTGTGCTAATGAAAGTTAATCACAAAAAAATATTTGTAACCGATCTAATTTACTGCACCGGAATAAGCCCCAGAAATATTACTATTCTTGGAAAATGCTTGGAAAACCTCAATTATTTGACTGTAACAAGAGACCAAAGGTATGCCAGCTGGCATCTTACAGAGCATTTTATAACTATATTTGCTCCGATAATAAAGCCACTTTTAAATTCTCCTGAGGTTGAGGAATGTCTTTTACGATTAAAAGAACGAGAAGAAAAGGGAGAAATGGTTTATGAAAAATATTCTGAGTATTTGAAGACAAAAAAGAATTCAAAAACATTTGGATATTAAATTTTGAGAGTTAAATTTACTGTTAATCGAACCATTTAGGAATTGAAACAATTTGATTTTTAAGCTAAATTTTAGCAAAACTTTAATCGAACCGTTTAGGATGCCAAAAGCCCTTGAAATGATAAGTTTCAGGGGTTTTTGTATGTGAAATATCTACACATTCTTAACAAACGTTTAAACTAACTATACCAATAAATTTTATGACAAAAAAGCCATACAACCGGATAGTAGATGGGCTTAAGAAATGTAATAAATGTGAAATAATTAAGCCTATCGAACAATTTGGTAAAACCTATCGTTCAAAATGTATTCAATGTTGTTACGAATTGCGTTTAATAAAATCAAATATTGAAGGCAAAAAAAAATCAGTCAAAAAACGCGTAACATATACAAAAAGAAACAATAAGTTTACATTTGAAGAAGCTAAAGCATGGAATTTTAAAAACCTGAAACCTACAAATTACAAAGAATATAAACAGATGTATAGAGATGGGAAATTGCCTGTTCGAATGTGTTCTATAGGCCATTACCAAAAACATATAGAATATACTTCACTTAGTAATTTTATACCTGTTAGAGAGAAGAGATTCACACTTGATGAATTTAAAGACTGGGTGTTGAAGAATCTATACCCAGCAGTAAAAGACAGTAACACATGGGATAAATATACTAAAGGTCAGTATCCGGAATTACCCAACATTCCAGAGCAGGTAGTTTTGAAACCGCATAAGCACTACCCGGGTTTCAAATGGGGGTATGTTTTTGGAAATTAATCAAAACCCCTGAAACTTATCATTTCAAGGGTTATATTATTTTATTGATATTAATTGAGGTTGTTAAACGCCCATTGCCCTTTTGGTACAGGCATAGAGAATTTAACATCTCTAACTATTACAAATATCTCTCCGGATCCGTCTAAGAACTCGTTAAACTTTTCATCCAGAATATCGGACGTGTCTAAGTCGGGGAATTTCTCCCCTAAAATCTTAACCATTTTTTCTACATTATTATGCCATCCTATTTTGATGGCTATTGAAATGGTGATAAAATTTAAGTCATGTGTTTTCTTAATGTTCATATTGAAAAATAAGGTTGTTTATTCTTTTACATCAGTATACCGGTAAAACTCTATTTTTATAAGAAATCCGCAAGCTTCTGCATATTTTTCAATGCTTGATATGCCAAGATTTCTTTCCCCGGATTCCATGGCCAGGATGGCTTTTTCATTAAACGAATTTCCCATCCTTTCAGCAACCTCCAAAGCGGTCATGCCGCTCTGGATTCTAATTTTTTTTAATTGTTCGGCATAATTCATATTCTTTTATTTAAACCCACTCGGCAATGTTTTCATTGCAAACTGGGCAAATTTCGCAATCTGGATGCACTTCTGCATCGCAGTATTCGCACAGTACTTCACTTCCTGGCAATAGTTCATTGCAAGGTATTAAAGAAATTTCTTCTTTTTTTATTGTAGGTTTAAAAACTGAACCTTTTATTTTTTTAATAGGCTCGTTGCTTTCTGAAAGTAGCCATTGTGTGTTTCCATCCATATAGCTACAATCTGAGGCCATTTTTTCATTGAAGGTTTCGTTCCCCTCATTCAATAAATTTTTAATCCTACCGGTGATTCCGTATCCGGTATCACCGACAAGGACACGGTTAATGCCAAGTTTACCCAGAAGCAATTTGCTTGCCTCTTTGTATAAATAAGCAATTGACTCCGAATAATCCATGCTGAGTGACTCTATTGAGTCAAAAACTAAGTCCCCTTTTTTGCTTCTCCACGCCCATGACTGAGCAATTATTTTCCCAGCCTTTTCAACAACATAGAAGGCAGACGTTTCGTCTCTAACCCCGTGCTTTGCACAATCTGAAGCTGCACCGTGAAGGTGCTGGCAACAGTTTGTATAAAGCCCTAATAAAGCGCCTTTGGGGTCGTTGTATTCAAGTTTTCTGAATACAAAATCGTTATTATTTATACGTACATCCGGGCAGCTTTCCGCTACTTTTGTGCTTTTGTACAACGTTTGATACCTTTCGAAAGTACTTTGATCCAGCCTCAACTCAAAGCATGCTTGAGCGCATGCGATATTTGTGACATTGTCGTAATGAAATTGGCTGGCGATTTCCCTTAATTCCGACATACTTTTAGGCAAACGGCCTAATTTGTCTTCAATATTGTTCCAGTTCCCTGAAAATTTCAATGCATCTAGGTGTTTCATTACAAAGTCCTTCCAGCCGGGGCTGAAAATTTGCTTTGGGAGATTAAATTGGCCTAAATCGTGAATATAAATATCAGGTCTGGAATAATTTTGGCTGGAGAAATATTTTACAAGACTTTGTAAATCCCCGCTTTTAGGCAATTTGTCGCCAAAATATTGAGCGTGAGATATGTAAGAAAATTTTGCAATCTCACTCTCACTTCCAAATAATGTAGCAAGATTGAAATTTGGCAAAAGCATTGATTTGTCATTTCCAAATTCCTTACAAAGTTTAATAAAGGTTGAAGCACCTTTTTTATGAATAGATAATAAGTTTGGATTTGGAATTTCCGAGTTTTTTCCTTCGAACGGACAGCGTCCATATAATAAAAACCAAGCTGCCCGATTGGGCAATAGTTTAGCCTGTTCTTTTTTAGACATCCCCATGACTTCTTTGGCATACTCGTAATTGAGTATGCCGTAATGGGCTGTACACTCAAAGCCTTTTATTTCAGACATGTCAACGGCATATGTTTTCATGTTTGTTATTAAAGCCAGTCTAACTGGCAGTGAAGAAACTTTGCCCAATCTAACATAATCCTTGTATTTCAAGGATGGTGTAAAATAATCACCATTTATGTCACATTCTGATTTAGGCTGCCACTTTTGTGCAAACCTCTTGCCTTTCAGGAAGGCATAAGTTTCATCTGCACTCGCATTTTTTCGAATATTATCCAAAAAAAGTCCACTATCATAACGGCCGTGGTTTTTGCCGATTATGTGTAAATGCTTCAAGATTATTCTGAATTTTGGGCAATCTTTTGCCCCTGAAAGAAACCACGCTTTCGCAATTAAATTAGGGCTTACACCCCAAACGCATTGGCTGTCCCATGCACCGAAGCCTTTGCCGGCCTCCGTTTGAATGACACCTTTTTTGTAAAGGTAATCCGGCCGCCTTTTTCCGTGGTTTATATCGCTTTTTTTCCATGATATTTCTTCCCATATTTTGAATGCCAAGGGATTTACCCCCGGATGATTAATGGTGGCCTGATAATAGTTAAGGCCTACTTCACGGGCTTTTAATTTAGCAAACTTAACGTCAGACGGACATTCCCAATATTCTTTGTTAATACTGAAAAGAATGGTTTCAACGGAGGAGATTCGATAATTGATCTTAATAGTTTTCAAGCACTCAAGATTGTACTGAGTGTATGGTATTTCGCAGCAAAAGCTGTCTATAGATTGTGAGGTAAGATACTTCATGAGATACCTCTCATACTCAGCCTTCAATTTTAATGGGCAATATTCGTAGGGCTTTGTAGAAATAAACTCTTCATCCTCTACGATTTTTTTAATTTTCTGGGTACTCATGTACCCTTTATATTTCGCAGACTTATCTGCATAAACTTTGATATTGTTGTTTTGGAATGTACGGATTGTTAATTGTGTCATGATGGATCGATATAGCACCTCGAATGGGGAGATTTAAGTTTTTTTGTATTCATCCGGGCGAAAACGCCCTGGTACGATTACTGCTCTTAAAAAGAGTAAACATAATATTTCACTTCGCCATTCTCTATGGCCTTTTTATAAAAGGCATTTATGCCTTTGGCGGCTAATTCTATACATCTTTCTCTGCACCATTTTGTATCGTAAGCATTGCCTTGGTATGTGTGGTTTGATGAAGAAGACGCTAATTTAGTATTTGCTGAGTTTGAGAAAGTTGTCATGGTCTTTGTTGTTTTAATAAGAGAACCGTTTCCCTTATTGTTGAATCAAAGTTAAGCATTAGTTTTGAATAATGCAATACTTTAATCAAATATTTTCAGGTTTTTATTAAAAATCTTCAGCCTCTTGAATTTTGGAGAGAATAAAATTATTGTAATGCTTTATAGCTATTTCTACAAAAGCAGTCTGGTTTTTCTGCTCACTGAGAATTTCAATAACTTCAGGGGAAAGGCGGAAAGTCCGGCCAGTCGCTTTTGAGGAAAGGGGTTTACGACCCTGTCCACGTCCGGCGCCACCTCGTGGCTTGCCGGTATATTGAGGTTTTTCTTCCATACTAAATCTCCATTAAATTAACTTTTTGAGAAGAGCTGTTAAGCCCTTCGTTTGCGGGCAGTAGTCTGCATTTGACTGCGTTACTATAAAATGCAGTCAATGAGATGATTGTAAAACTGAAAAATTGTCCTACATCTACATTTGAATATTTTGGATAATATCCGCCTTCCGAATCAACAGAAATCTGACCACCGTAGCTTCATCAGATGTTTCAAAGAAAATGTCTCTGAGTATTTCAATATTTGACCCAATTCCTAAGGAAACTACCGGATTAAACCAGCTTGTTTTAATTTTGCCGGAATATCTCATGTCTGCTGAAATTTTTTCTAAATTTTTCATGATTTTTATTTTTTGTTTTTAGGTTAAATTTTTATAAAAAGGCGGTATTACCCGCCCTGATTTTTTATTGATATTTTTCTTTTATTTGCACTCCAAGTTCACTACTAAAATCGTAGTTTTTTAAGAAATTGGAGAAATATGACTCTGTAGCGAAATTACCTAATCCTTTTCCTCTATATTCTTCATGAATTTCATCACAAAGGTTATCGAGAAGGTCGCATTCAGAGCCTGGTAACTTTGTAATTTCGTTAAAGATTGTTGCTTGTAAAGTTGTCATTTTTCTTTCCGATATAGCACCTCGGTTGGGAGGGGTTTAAATAAGAGAACCGTTTCCCTTATTGTTGAATCAAAGTTAAGCATTAGTTTTGAATAATGCAATACTTTAATCAAATATTTTACGGGTTTTTTCAATTATTTTTTTGTAGGTGATTTAAAACAATAAGGTTCTAAGGATTCCGGAAGACGTACAAAAAATATATTTTTAATATATTCCAAAATTGATATATTAGAATTTTGTAATTTGCTTACAAATAGAAAAAGGTATGGCAGCTCCAGCGGGTAATAAATTTTGGCAGAATAGAAGCAGGCACGGAAGGGATAAACTTTTTGAAAATCCTGAATTGCTTTGGGGTGCTGCATGTGAATACTTTCAATCTGTAGATGATAACCCTTATTTAGTTCAAGAGCAACGCAAAGGGCAAGTTAATCTTAAAATTGATGCAAAGTTAAATGCTGATGCGTTGAGTGATATAACTGATGCCTTAAATCCATTGATTTCAATTCCAACAATTCGACCTTACACAATTGCAGGTTTATGTATATACGTAAATGCTTCTCGTTCTTGGTGGAATAGTTTTAAAGACTCAGCATCAGAAGATTTTTTGGAAGTCATTACACGCATAGAGGAAATTGTCTATGTTCAAAAGTTTGAAGGTGCAGCGGTTGGGGCTTTTAACGCAAATATTATCGCAAGGGATTTAGGGCTGGCAGATAAGCAAAATATTGATCTCAGCACTGATATTGTTGTTGAGTACACGGGTTTTGACGAATAGATATGAAGCTGAGTATTGATAAGAAGCTGTTTAATAAAGCTTATTGGGTCATATTAAACGCTTTTAAAAGGTTTGTTGTCATATACGGAGGTTCAAATTCTTCAAAAAGCTGGTCTAATTATCAGGCTTTAATGATTTGGATAATGACACAACCAGCCGGGAGCAATGCTATAGTTTACAGAAAAGAGGGTTCAACACTTAGAAATTCTGTATTTGAAAACTTAAAGTTGGTAGCTCAGCAATTTAAATCCTCTCACCTTTTTAATTTTTATTACTCAGGGGATAAAAGAGAAGTTATTTGCAAAAGAAACGGCAACAAAATAATAATGTCTGGACTAGATGATCCGGACAAAATGAAGTCAATCGTTGGAATAACTAGGGTTGTTCTGGAAGAGGCAGACGCATTTACTCAGGCTGATTTTATGGAGCTTGAACGGAGGTTTAGAGGTAAATCAGGAATACAGTTTTTCGTAATCTTTAACCCGGTTTCTGAACATCATTGGATTAAGAAATTACTTTTTGATACTAATGCTTATTCAGACCGTGCAGAACATCACAAATTCACAATTGATGACAACCGGTTTGCAACTGAAGATGACTATGCAGCATTAGAAGCGCAAGAGGCGGTTGATGAACAGCAATACAGGATTTACAGGTTCGGGGAATGGGGAGTAATAAAAGCCGGGAAACCTTATTTGCTGCATTTAAAAAGGAAAGTGAACGGCTTAAAGGCTGAAATAAACCAAAGGACGGGGTATTATTTCACATTTGACTTTAACGTCAAAAACTCAGTTTTGGTTTGGCAAAAGTGGCAGACTAGGGAAGGTTGGAAAGTGCAATGTATCGAAGAAATAAGAATCGGAGGCACGGAAGATACAGACCTGGAAGCTATTTGTAAGATTCTGGCAGACAAGTACAGATTTTATCAAATATTTTATTCGGGTGATGCATCCGGAAACAATAGAAGCGCTTTGACAAAAGGAAATGCCGAAGCCTTCCGGCTGGTTGACGGTTATTTGAAAAGATACGGATGTAGGTATCTTACTTATGTCAAGCTAAAGGGCAACCCAAGGCGCAAAATGAGCCGTTTTGTCTGCAATGCGATAATAAAACAACTCGGTTCAAACTTTGTAATTGATGAATCATGTGTAGAGCTGTGGGCTGATGTTGACCGGGTGCCAATTTCATCTGATGGAGATTTGGACAAACCTTATTGCGATAAACATGATATAGGTCACTTGCTCGACTGCTTGAGATACTTTGTTTGGGTCTTCTGTTATGACATTTGGACTGAGGTGAAAAAAAATATTTCAGTTCCCAAAGAGTTTTCTAACGACAATCAAAACACCCAATTTGATGCTTACTCAGAAGATTAGATATAATATTAGAAAATTTATATGTTTTTTAGAATAAATGCGGGATTATTAATTCAGTAAATTAAAATAATACAATAAAATTATGGACTTAGACAGCGGAACAAGTGTTATTATTGGGTTTGTGTTTGGGGTTTTGTATGTTTTATGCTCCGATTTGTTCGATTTACTTCTGTATTCATCTTACAATAAATGCAAACAATTAACAAAGTGCAGTATTCAATGCAGGATTGCCAAGGCTGGCAGAACTTTAAAGGGTAGAACATGACGAATCCATTTAACCTCGTAGTATTTTTGAAAGACACAATGCCTGATACGGGAAATATCCGGATAAATTCAATCATCAATACCGCCTCATCCGACATTGCAGGATCAATAGATGACAGTAGAACACTTCAGCAAGTCTGGGATGACATAAAAAATGTCGCTTTGTCAGACTTGAAGTCTGATATTCTTGCCGGACTGCGGAAAAAGGCTAATTTCTTGGAAACTATAGCAACTCAGAATGTGAATATGGATGCAAGTATTCCAAATTATTCTGAATTAGGAAATTATGTAGGCTTGCAAATGCAAATGCCTTTTGATCTTCATACAGGTTTAAAGTTCAAAGAAATTCTTTTCGCTTCAGATGCGCCCGCAACAACTGAGGTCAAAATCTGGGATTTGTTTACAGGCGAAAGTTTGTATGAAAAACTAGACGTTGAGGTTCGAAAGGGTTTTAACAAAATTGACATTCCCTTTGAAAAGCTTGTCGACTTTGGAGGGCTTCACATTTTCGTTGCAATCAAAAACATAGGCTTCGGTATTGCTCCGATTTGTCAATCATGGAGCTTGAACGGAATATATGCCGCTCCAATAATTGGATTCAGCCCATTTATGCGAATCAATCAAACGTTATGGGGTGGCGCTCAGATTGGATTGGATGCCGAAAAGGTTCAGTCAAATATCCAGTACGATCAAGAAAGAATATTTGTCCGCTTCAGTACAGTTGCCAGTATAGACAGTATTATTTCTTCCTATGTAGATTATCTATCAGATGCTTATTCCTACAAATGCTCAATTCTTATCAAAGAGCTATTGATGAATTCAAAGCGAGCCGGAAGGGGTATGGTGTACAGGGATGATACCAGAATGGAAATTGAGGACCTGAAGAAAAAATATTATTCAAAACTTGCCCAAGGTATCACAACTATCTATTTGAATATTCAAGACACAAAGATAATCAAGTCTAATCCGGAAACTCAGGCAGGTTATTATATGGGTTCATTCGTATGATAAACGTATTGAAGATAGATAACGCTGCAACAATTGACTTAACTCAGTCAATTCAATTTGTTCCAAGCCAGATTGAAAAAGGTTTGGGTTTGGCGGGCTATTCTATTGTAAGGCAAGTTATAGACCGGATTCAAAATAGGGGGGAATCAACCGGAGGGTTGAAACTTGACACTTATGCACTTGAAAGGGATGGGCGCTATTCAGCACCATACGGCCGGAAGCGTAGGGCATTAGGGCTAAGGACTGATTTAGTTAATCTCACAGTAACGGGTGATTTGGTTAATGATTATAAGGTCCTGGATAACTCTTATGAACTGGTAACGGTTGGATTTGGCGAAAACGATACAGCCGATATTGCGGAATATCAGGAGGCATATTACGGAGATGAGATATTTGACCCTTCAGATATTGAGATTGATGAAGCTATAAATGAATTAGAGGGATACATTTTAACTATTTTGCCATGAACACTGAACAAATTATACTTCAAATCAATCAGTCAATAATAAACAGGCTTCCTGTTATTGGGTGCGACCCGACAACCTGGAATGTACAAGCCAATGGATTATTGAAATTTGTTTGGAATTCGGCAGATAAACAAAATATGCTGAGACTTGATTCAGGTGACTGGCTTGTCAGGGATGATAATTTTGATTTGCAGTTTTGTCACCTCATAGAATCAGGTATCGCAAACAACGAAACCGACTTTCAAGCTGAAAAGCGAGTTCATCTTGAAAAATCATGTATTTTGGTAGGTGTGTGTAAAACAAAGCTATTTGAAGAACAGGTAATCAGAGTATTTCAAAATATTGAAAACACTCAGGTAGAATCTTTTAGTACAAGCACTCAAGAGTTGCTAAGAAAGTATTGGATTGTTGATTCAAGGACATCAAGCCTCGGTTTCAACGATTGGGCTTTTGCAATAAAATACAAAATGATTGTAAGATTAGACTAACATGACAGAGATACAAGCAAAACAAAAAATTCAAGAGCTGATTGAATGGGTTGAGGGTTTAGATATTTCCTATATCCCTCTTCCGGTAGAATTAGATAAAGGTGTAACCGTTTTAGACTTGAAAACATTTGTTTACGCCAACTTAACAAGGCTGAAAAATGGAAAATTCAATTCTCAATGTACCTACGCAAGTTTTAACTTATTAACTCAGCTCAGAAGTTATGTTCAATAATTTTTTTGCTAAATCAATATTCCAAAATTGATATATTAGAATATAAAAAATCAACATGAAACTACCATTTTTCAATAAGACTGAAAAAACAAAGAATGCTCCGGAGTCATTTGTTCATCCAAATTTCAAGAAACATCTTGAATTGGGGAATCTTGAGATTGTGCAAGATGAATTTGGTCAACCTTTTATCCATCAGGGTAAAAAGTATTATCAATTCAAAAATGGAGGCGAAAAGCTTACCCAATCCCGGTTATTCGCATTTCAAGATGTGATGGAAGAAAGCAACCGGTTTGTTGTTAAGAAAGAGGAACTTTTAAACTCCCTCAACATTCTTGCAGGTTTCTTTCAAAGAATTATTGTCAACTCTTCTAATCCTGAACAAATAATAAATCTCGCAACTCAGGGAGGATTTAAAATAGAAGGCCTTAAAGGCCGGATAAATATTGGAGTTGCTGCTGAAATGGTTCTGGATGTATCTGCAATATGGTTTATTACCGAAGCCGAAGACCCGGAAACAAATGATGTAAGCATCAATAAGGAAAAGGTAGATTCGTGGAGACCATATCCGGAGCTGACAGATTTTTTTTTGCGTCTGGCTGGCGTAGTATGGAACGCATTTCCAACCTTATTAGACACCTCTTTCCTGAGTTCTATAGTGGATCTGAACCTAGCGGAGATGCTTCAAACGAAATTGATGTTGGCTATGCCCGAATACTACGGGATATCAGCAGAACAAGCTATCTCTTTAAAGTTGCGGATGGAGATATTGAAACAACGGAACGACTTATGCGACTACCTGCATACGATTTCCACAAATTTATCAGAGCTGAGGTCGAGCGAAGAACAGAGCAGCGAAAGTTAAAACAATCTGAAAAGTTAGAGTAATTATCCAGATTTCATTAGTTAAAAGAAGGGAAGAGGTGGCAGAGAAAAAGACTAGATATACAATAGAGGCGGTATCGAACCTTAATACGGTTGTAGTTGACCTGAGCCAAATTATTGAGCTACAAAAATTACAAGTTGAGGTTACAAGAGACAGCTCCGGTAAAATAATTGCGGCTATAAACGAGCAAAAGGCTGCATACGATAAGTTAAGGGCTGCCCAAAAGGAAGCTACTCTTTCCGCTTCGCAAGAAGCGAGGGTTTTAACTACTCAGCAGATTGAACAGGCTCGTTTAAGTTCAAAGACTCAGATTGAAGAGCAGAGAAGAATAACACAAGAATCTGCTGTTAGCACTCAATCGCAAATAACTAATGCAAGGGTTCTGGCAGACCAAAAGATCCAGGAGGCACGCAGAACAACCGCTCAGGTTTCAGCAGAATCCAAAGCCTTAGCAGACCAACAAGTTATTGAAGCCCGTAAAGCCGCTACATTAGAAGCTATTGAAGCAAGAACATCGGCCAAAGAAAGGATTCTTGCGCTTCGCCAAACCGGAGAATCTGTAGATACTTTGGGAGACAAATTAAGCGGTCTTGCAAAATTGGCAGCAGCAGCCTTCAGCATTCAACAAGCACGACAATTCACTAACGAGGTGATTGATGCAAAAACCAAGATAGATGTTTTTCAGCAAGCGCTTTTATCCATGGTTGACAACAAGTTGTTGACAGACAAAATAAATGCCGACTTGATCCAGATGGCCTTGAAATCTCCTTTTGAGGTAGAGGAATTGTTTCAAACAACTCTAAAGCTTAAAGCGATGGGCGTTGAGACAAATAACCTCATTCCTTATATGGAGGCATTGGGCAATATGGCGGCACTTGTTGGAAAAGACCGGCTACCGCTTATAGCCAAGGCGATGACTGATGTTCAGAATAAAAATACATTAATGGCTCAGGAGATAAGGCAATTCACCGACAACGGAATACCGCTTTATGATCTTCTTGCTAAGTCTATGAATAAGACAAAAGACGAGGTAATATCACTTGCCGAAACACATCAAATCAAATTTAAGGATGTTGAGCAGGCAATTTTACAGGCATCGCAAAAAGGGGGGCTTTATTATAACCAGATGGTTATTCAGGCAAACTCTTTAGGCGGGGCGCAATCAAATTTAGCTGATAAGTTTTTTGTTGCAAAAGGAAAAATAGGTGATTACTTCGAAAATACAATAAAGTCTGGTATAAGCTCCGCAAGCAAATTAATAGAAGTTACAATAGGGTCCGAAACGGCTATAGGCAGGTTGATTGACATTGTAAAGTCTGCTACCGCTGCATTTGTAACTTATCAAGTTGCCGTAAATGGCGCAAAGCTTGCAGAAGAAGCGGCAGCTATTGCTTCGGGTGCTTGGAACTTGGTTAAGAAAGCCGGATTGGTTATTCAGGGTGAATGGATACTTGCAACTTCAACATCAACTTTCTTGCTTGGTGCTTATACGGCTGAACAGGAAGCTGCAATAATTGCTGCAAGAACATTTAATACAACACTTGCCAGTAACCCGTTCACATTGGTTGCCGTTGCGCTTGGCACATTGGTTGCCGGATATTATGCTTATAAAGCTTCAGTTGCCGATGTAGTTGACCTTAACGGTCAGGAAACTCAGGCTATAATAAAGCAAGAAGTTGCACTAAAAAGTTTGGTGTCTCAGGCTATAAATGCAAAAGTCGGAACAGACGAAAGAACATCGGCTATTCAACGCCTTCAGAAAGAATATCCTTCGTTGTTGGGGAACATTGATTCTGAAAAGATTACCAACAAGCAACTTGAAGGTATCTTGATTGGGGTTAATACACAATTTGAACGCAAAATACGGCTTTCGGTCGCCTCAGCCAAAGCGGAAAGCCTTGCACAGCAAGCGCAAGAGATAGAAACAAAGAGATATGAAGTTTTGCTTGCCCTTCGTCAGCAAAATGAGGCATTGTCTGAAAAGTATATTTCAGATGCTGAGTTTATTAAGAAGGTTCAAGAGTCTTTGCCACGTGGTTCGGTTGTTATCGGTGAACAGGGAGAGCAAATGACCCTAACTTCAAACTCAAAAAAATTACAAAGTTACCAGGCGCTTACATCCGAGGTTACGCGGATGTACTCAGAAATTGAGAAAGCAAGTACGAGGGCTTCTAATATCCAGAAAGAGAACAACAAATCTGAATTAGATGACCTGAAAGCGAGATTAGCTCAAAAGTTAATTACAAAAGAACAGTACGACAAAGCAATTGAGCAACTTGGATTAACAGCTAAGAACAAAACAATTCTTAGTGAAAACGAACTAGCTGCTTTGGCATACAAGACCGACAAAGATATTACAAAGGCAAAGAAAGACGAATTGCAGAAGCGTGCCGAGGCTGAAATAAAAGCCGTTAATGAAAGTAATCTGACTCATGACCAAGCTGCTGCTAAAATAAAGTCTATAAACCTTCAGTTGGGAAAAGACCTTGAGGCACTTGATGCCAAAGTAAAAGAGAAAAAAGCTCTAAATGTCAATGAGGTAAAGGAAATTGAACTTTCAACACTTTCCGATACTGTCGCAAACAAGAAAAAGATACTTGACAATCAGGCAAAACAGGAAATCGCAGACATTAATAAAAATGTCAAGAATAAAGCCGATGCCGAGAAGCTGATTTTAAAGGTTTATGAAGATTTGGCAAATGCCAAGACCAAACTTGATAAAGATGCGTTCCAGAACGCTTTTATATTGAATGGCAAAGAGATTGAATTGATAAAATCTCATAGCGACTTTGAAGTAATTACAAGAAATTATACCGCTAAAGAGTTGCTTAAAATCGAAGAAAGTAATTCGAAGCTGGTTGAAAACCTTCGTGAAGCACAAGCAAAAGCTGAAGACGCAAGGCGGGTTATTGAAAAAATGTCAGCTGCAAAAACTGCTTCTGAAAAATTTGAAATTGTTCTTGAATACGGCCGGAAAACATCGGATGAAATGATGGCTCAGGAGGTAAAGAGACTTGATGAACAAAGGAAATATCTCAGAATGCAGGTTGATTTGTACGCTACAATATTTGGTACCAATTCAAAGGCATATCAGGACCTTAACTCTAAACTGCTAAAGATTGATGCAGATTATTATAAAGCGAAAGGTTCTTTAGACCAGAAGGCAAGTACGGAGTTGTTAAAAATCTGGTCTCAGGAAGAAACATTAAGACGGAAGAATCTTTCAGATACACTTAAAACTGTTACTGATACCTTCAAAAATATGACCTCGGTACAGGACAAGTTTTTAGACACAACAATTAGTAGCTTCCGGGAAAGCTACAAACAACAAGTTGATTTGCTTGCCGACAACACAAAAGCAAAGATTGAATTGCTTAAAAAATATCAGAGCAAAGAGGAAGAATTGATATATGGAGCGAATCAGCTAAGAAATTACGCCTCTTTCTTTTCATCTCTAATAACTCAGTATGAGAAATTCAATCAGCAAAGGTTCCAGATTCAGGATACATATAACAACAAAATTGCCAGTATCCAAAATGAACTAAATTCAGGTATAATATCCGGCGAAGAAGCGACCTCCAAAAAAAGAGAAGCAGGTCTTACTAAATCATTATCGGTAATTTCTTCTGTTACGCAAGGTGTTGTTTCGCTCGTATCTTCTGTAATAGATGCCGGGTATAAGGCCGACCTTGATAAACTGGAAAGGCAAAAGCAAAATATCCAGCAATTTTATTCTTACCAGGAAGATTTGATAAAGAAAGATTATGACAATTATATTTCAGCTATACAGGCAAGAGATAAAGCCAAAATTGACTCAATAGATGCTATAGAAAAGGCAGAGCTTGATAGCTTGAATAAATTAGAAGATCAAAAGGTTGCTATTATTTCAGCAAAATCAGCTGAACAATTAGATACCATAAAACGGAATCTTGATGATACTCAAACTGAACGTCAACGGAAATATGAAGATGATGTTACCAAGTCTCAGCAAGCCGAAGAGGACAAGCTAGCCGATCTCAAGAAAAAACTTGAATCCGGGCTAATAACCCAGGATGAATACGATGCTCAGGAAACTGAGATTAAGAGATCCGGAGATGCTGAGCGTACTGCCTTGAAAAGAACATTTGAAGACGATCAGACCAAACTTCAAAGAGATTACGAAGCTCAAAGAACACAGATTCAGCAAGATGCTGAAAATGAAAAATTGAGAATACATGAAGAAGCCGAGAAGCAAAAAACTGAAATATCTGCCAAGTATGAAGCCCAGAGGACTGCAATAACACAGCAAGGTATAAATGATAAGAATGCAGCGGATGCGGCTTATAGTTCCAGTATGTTAGCATTAAAACAGCAGGAATTACAGCAAATTGATGCCATTGAAAAGCAAAAATTTGAAATCAATAAAGCTCAGGCTAAAGCTCAGATTATACAACAGATGATTCTTGGCGAAGCTGCTTTACTCCCTTTGTATGCTAACCCTGTAACATTGCCATTTGCTATAGCTGGTGCTATTGCTATAGCTACAGCAGGAGGTATTTTATTATCCAATATCTCTGACACCTCATACCATTCTGCATTAAGTGGGGATTGGTCGGCTGGAGTGAATCCCGGAAAATCAGGAGGAGTTGGACCCGGTGGTGAACGTGCCTCTGATTGGTTTAATTTAAGCGAAGGTGAAAAGACAAAAAGATACCTTGCTTATCTGACAGCCAAAGAAGGAAACATCAACGGGAATACCGAAGAAAAGCAAAATAAATATTACGAAGATATGACCGTTGCCGCCTACAAAGATTTATGGCAACATGACGGGAAATCAGCTATGCAAAGATATTTGGCTGATAGCCCTGGTGAAACAGAAGGCGAAGTTCTTAAATTAAATCCAAATGCTCCATTTACACCGGGAGGAACTAAAGCTTCTCAACCGAAGCAGAAAGGTGCAGACGGACATGAGATGCCGATTGATGAATTTGCCTATGGCTTACAAAGGCTACCTGTATATGATTGGCTAGTTATTGCACCAAGCGGTGGCAAGGGGTGGCGAGTGAAGCCAAGAACAGAAGCATGGTTTAACCAAGGAACTGAGTATGTAGATTTGGATAACAGATATCCTACCGGAAAAGATAATGTTCCTGCTTATTATCAACCTTCAGGTGAAATAATGGCTATAGACAGAGGGGAAAGGATTATTCCGGCTTATTTGAATGACAAGCTTAGGGGAGTTTCAAATAAAGATTTGGTTGATGGTTTTGAATATTTCAAGACAATCAAGGCCGGATTACCAAAGTTAGTTGAAAGTATGTCGATGAATTATCAAATGTCTTTCCCGGATATGCCTTCTGATATCAAGGATGACAGAACATTAAATGCTATTCTTAAGCTTACCGACACACTTGATAAAAAGAAAATGTTGTCTGTTAACATAGATGGCAAAAAAGTAACGCTTGATGAAATAGGCGCAGGCTATAAGTCAAGATATCTGGAAAATATTTATAACCGGAAAATTTAATAAAAATGGCAAGGCGAAATCAGAAAATAGAACAAACACCGGTAGTTATCGTATTAAATGTTGCTGAATATGAAGCTACCATGAACACCATAATTGCCTTAAAAAACGAGCTGCTTAGGGTTAAGGGTCAAGGCGCTGATATAAAAGACGGTGTTGTTGGTTTGGGTTCAAGAGCAGTTCGTTCTATGTCAGATCAATTGAAGAAATATCAAGATTACTTTAAAGGTGTCAAATGAGGTTTATCTTAGGAAATAACGAAGTTATTCAGCCATCCGGAATGGCTGATTTAACTATGGAAAAAATACGAGACAAAAAACTCTTTGGTTTTATCCGGAAGGAAATGGCATATGTCAAAGATATTGGCGAAGTTGGGTTTTATCAGCAGCAGGCTATAGACATTTTGCAAAATGCCTATGACTCTAAAGGTATTGATGCTGAATTGGATTTTGCTGTAGAGGATGACGAGGGTAATACTTTATTTTCGAGCGAAATAGACTTTTCCAATTTTAGAGAAGACGGAAGAAATTTCTTTGCTAATTTTCGGGATAAAAACGGAGTGATTGAATTTGACAGCCAAAGGACTGTTAATGTTGCATTAAATCAGACCAGTTCCATATTTATTCCTTCTCAAAGAATATTTACTGGCATAAGCCATCAATTTGAAGATGCTAGCAGAATTGTAGAATTGAGCAAAAATGGGGTTTTCTTAGACGCTAGCCATACGTTCCCGCTAAAGGTAAAGGTAAAAGATTCAATTGGCAAAGGAACTGGATTAAGTATAACAGATCCTTACAAGCAAGAACCAATCTGGCTTAATACAGCAGGCGAAACTAAGATTGTCAGGGTTGGTGCAAAATTGGATTGTAATATTCGAATTGATTCTTTTGCTAATGTCGTTGCTACTCCTGTATTAAGGGTATTCGACCAAGGAAACACAAAGATTATTGAACGGACTCTGGCACCTTTACCAATAGTTACCAATACTGTAATGTCAAAGTCTTTTAATATTGATGAAACAGTAAGTGTACCTATATTGGGATACATTCAGTTAGTGCTGAATGTTAGCTATTCATCTACATCGGGGTCTTATTATAAATTTGAATACTTAACATCAAGCTTTCTTTCTATAGAAGAAGATGTTCAGATTCAGGGTAGCGATTGCCGTTGCATACCGGTATATGATGCCTTTAGTCAGATTGTGAATACAATTTCACAGGGGAAATTAGAGCTAAGCTCATCACATCTACAAAAGTCCGGTTGGATACTCACATCAGGATTAAATTTAAGAGGAGAAAGCGCTGTAATTAACACAAGCTTTGACCAGCTTTTTGAAGATATTCAAAAACTTGAATGCCTTAAAGCTGCAATAGATGGCAATAAATTGATTATTGAACCATACGGTAAAATGTTGTCAAGTATAGGGATGCAGATAAGCAATGAAAGCCTTATCAATAAAATGCCTTTCACAGATTTGCTTTATAACGAGATAAAAGCCGGGTGCAGTAATTGGAAGTCTGATACTCCATCCGGCAATGAAGAGGTCAACGCTATTGCAACTTATACAACTGGCATAAAAAAGATAAAACAGTCTTGTGATTTGGTTTTGAAAAATATTAGCACCTCAAGCCGACTTATTGAGGTTACAAGAAGAATGCAGTATAATCAAGAAACCTCAAATGCTAAGACTGATACTAAGAATGACAATACGTTATTCCTGATTGATAGTGATAGCAAGTCGGCTATTGTAGGGCCTTATGGATTAAACGAATTAGCAAGCCCTTATGAGATTCTAAAAAAATGGTCATATGTACTTGCCAATAATTTATCATTGTCATTTTCAACCCAAGAGGGAAATACTAATATTGTACCAGGTAGCGATTTAATTCAGCTTAAAGAAGGGGCTTTCACTAATAGAATGGTGATAATTGAGGCACCAGAACATGCTTCAACATATATTAACACCGAAGATGTGATAAGCTTTGTAGAAGGGGATAGCCTTCAAAGAGTTTTAGTGACCGAAATGTCTTACAGATGGGGGGGGGATAATAAGTTGATTATTCACGGTTATATTTTGAATGATAATTTCAAATTTATTGATAGCGATTATAATTATTCAAGAAAAGTAAGAGGCATCTTATAACAACTATAGTGCAAAAGATAGAGGGGTATGAAAAATGAGTTTTGGAGTTTTGTCAAGTTTGGCAAGGCAGATAATGCTAATAACTTTAACAGGATTAACCAGTCATATGCTGCGCTTCCGGTCAAATCAAAAGATTTTTGGCGGTTTTTGATTCCGCAATCCGACTTTATGGGCGAATCGGTTGATAATCTTGAGATAGTCCTTCTTAACAACAAAAATGAAACTGAATTTGTTGTAGGCAAAGTTCGCAGGCAATATTGCGAGGATTATTGCGAATTTAAAATTATCGTAAACAGCCTTCCTGATGGTATTACGCATAGACAGTTTGGCTTAACACGTTCAAATGGGCAAATAGTTCTTGGTACATTCAAGGACGATAATACCAACCTGAAAGCTTATATTGATGGAATTGTCAAGCTGTATGAATCATATGGCTTTGCTCCGGTTTCATGCTATGTAGAAGGCGCAATCATTACAGTTAGAGTATTTAACAGCCCTCAATTCTCATTAATAGACGAGCAGTTAACTGTTGGCATAGGCTCAGTTACAGAAAAAAACGAGAACTTTCCATCGTTTCAAAAAAGGTTTATCCAATCGCTTACTATACCAGCAGTAGATCAGTATGACCTGGTAGTAAAACAATTATTTGAAGGAAATATAATCACGCTTCAGGGGCAAAGGCATGTCGTTAAGACCGGAGACACTTTGTTAAGTGTTAAAAAGGCTCTTTTGAATGGAGCAGATAGGCTTACGGTTCCGGCGGGGGCAACAGTAAGTTTATTGCTTGAAAATGGTAAAACTATTCAAGACAATAGCATAAAACCAAGAGTGGTTGCAAATTATATTTCAAACTCATCAGGTCAGGATAAATATTTAATCTCGGTTCAAAGTGATTTTGAGCCGGGAAATATAATAACTGTTACTGCTGACTCCAAAGCTCCAATAAGCTATACTGTTGTTTCAGGAGATACACAAGCCAATATAGAATCTAACTTTAATACAACATCTGGATATTATTCCGTAAATGCCGGAGTTGTTCCGGTTGTAAGTGTTGCATTTGGAACACAGGAATTTAACAATTCATCGGCACCTAATGTTTATTTGACAAATAAGATTGCTATTGCTGCAACCAATGTGGATAGATATGGAATTTATATTGGAGATGATGTCTCAGAAGGCAATATTTTCACCTTGCAGGATAAAACATATATCGCTCAGGCAGGAGATAAAAGCAGCGATATAGCTTCATATTTCGGACAATCAAGCACTTATTTCACATTCGATGTTCCTACCGGAACTCAGGTAGCCTGCTATTCATTACCAGGGAATAAATGGGGGTCTGGAAATATTGCAGATGTGAGAATAATACAGCAACCGACAAACAGAAAAAGTCAACATATAGTAGCGGAAGTCAATTTTCCAGATTTGCCATCAAAGCAATTTCAACTTGCGCTAAGAAATAAAAACTTTCAGCAAATTATAGCCGTTGGCAATTTTGTTTCACCAACATTTGATTCCAATGGAAGTTTAATGGTTGAATATAGTGACACAGGAAAAGTATTTTCATATGAATATTATGAAGATGGGCTTACGCAAATTATAAGACTTCCTTTGTTTTTAAATTATCCTACTCAGTTTGTTCAGGAAACAAAAACGGTGCTTTTGAACGGAGGTTTTGAAAGAACTGAAACATCTATTAATGAAAACCAAAGCTTATCAGTAACAGGTAAGCCTTCCAGTTTTCACAGGGCAATGTCTCTTGCGCTAAAACACTCATTTTTAAATATTTCGGGTGAAAGATATTATCATGAAGGCGATTGGACAACTAATCAATCTGTTTCGGGAATAGACCTTTTTTCTGGAAATGGAATGCTAAAAAGATACTATTCAGAAAAAAACAATCGCAAGTTGTATTTGCTAACTGGCTCATTATCAAATGGATTTTCAAAAATACTGCTTCAAAGTGATGTTTTTGGGTTCAGGCTATTGGTTAAAACGGATAATTTTGTTAGAGTACTCTCTGAGGAATTGATTATTCCGGCAAATGAGTACAAGCTAGAGTTCTATACGGGAGCTGACGATGTGAAGTTGGATGTGTATGAAGATGGTTCGCTCCTGAGAACTCTACTGATTAGATCAAAAAGTAAAAGCTTAATTAATGGTTTTATAAGGTTCTATTCCGGTAAAGAATATCAGATTGTCGCTACTCGTACAGTGATTACGGTTATAACAACTGAACAGTTATCGTTAAATGAATTAGGTGGTTCTGCAATAGAATATAACTGTGAAAAGGTAGAAATACTACCGACCGTTGGGGGAATTGAGGGATTTGGTTATACAGACTAACACATGGCATCGAATATAAAGATTAAGCAGGGGGGAGGATATGCAATAGAGCCGGGAACGCTTGAATTCATTCTTAAGCCAGACACAAATGGAAGTACTTTACCTTCAGATTCTGAAGTACCAATAATCAATACAGATACTATCACATCTGTAGCACCAGGAAGATATTATATTTTCTGGCGGAATGCTGTTCCTGACGCATTTGGACAAAAATCGTGGTCAACAAATCAAATGGATTGGGTATGGATCAGACCAACATCTCCGCCGGATGTTGTAGTTCATATTTCTTGGACCGTTGCACAAGGCCCGCAAGGTATTCAAGGTATTCAGGGATTATCTACATATCAATTAGCTGTTCAGGAAGGGTATTCCGGCACTCAATCACAGTGGCTTTCTGAACAGGAGGCAAGTAGATTAGATGCTCTTAACTCTAAAAATGTTGCAACAACAAAGGCGTCTGAGGCTAGTGCATCGGCTGTTGTTGCCTCTGGTGCTGCAACAACTGCTACCACAAAAGCAACATCTGCCAGTATTTCAGAAGCAAATGCACATACAAGTGAAGTTAATGCTGCCGCTTCATTAGCTGCTCTTAATAATTCCGCACTGTTTATTGGTTCGTGGGATGCAAATGTAAATAATCCAGGATTAGGGAATAGCGGTTGGCCATCAGCTGGACGTTATTATATTGTTTCGGTTGCAGGAACACAGAATATTACAGGGTCTTCGATATCATTCTTAGTAAATGATTGGGTTGTTTCTAATGGCTCAGGTTGGTTCAGAATTCCTTTCGACACAAGTAATTTGGATGTAAAGTATAACATTTGGGATACTATAACAGCCACTTCAACTGGGCAAAATTCGAATGGCGGGGTATATAATGCTACGACAAATACTTTAACTGTTCCGGTCGGTCAAACTGGTATTGGCACTTATTTAAAAAAGGATCTTACCCTTACTTCGTATCCACAATATAAAACTGGACATAGACTAACTTTTTCTGTGATTATTACAGAATCAGTATCCGGACTTGCTACTCCTTCAATTTCATTCAACATGAATAAGACTACTACGGGGGGTAGTGTGAATAATGTTGGTACGAATATCTCAAGTGTCAGAATTAATGCAACAAAAGTCAGATATTCATTGGATTATACTGTAACAAGCATTGATACTGTACTATCTCCTTTTGTTCAAATAAAATCAGGAGGCGGAACAGCTTCAGGCACAGATTGGGTATTTACATGGGTAAGTATTTCGGCTATTGACAAAGATTTAGAAGTTGAAATAAATTCACATACGGATAAGTTCAACTCTCATACTTCTCTAATAACAACAAATTCAGCTGATATTGCTGCATTGAAAATTGCCGGTAAAGTTTATGATTCTTTAACAGTAACATCGGTTCCTACGACCGCAAACGGAGGTGTAATTTCGGGAGACAAAATAACTATTCCAGTAGGTAGTACAGGTTATACTACTGCTTTGCAAAAGAATATGTTGTTAACAAGCAGAACAGACTGGTCTGTAGGCAGTACAATAAGCTTTGCTATTATCATAAATGAATATTCCGATAATGCCTCAAATGGACTTATTGCCTTTAACCTTCATAAGAAATCTGGTTCTGTTTATGACTACAATAAAGGTGTAAATAAAGTTACGATGAGGCTTGATGCAAGAACTGTTCGTCTATCGCTTGATTATACTATAGAATCAGGTGTTACCGAACTTGATGTTTACCTTCAGGTTTCGAATCAAGTAGCTATTTCAGGCGCCGATGTTGTATTTGAATGGAAAGCATTTTGGTGTCTAAGTTCAACTAAGATTGTAACGGTAAATCCGCCCACAGATTTATTATCTCAGATAAATACCTTAGTTGCAAGCAAAGATTTAGCCATAGCAGATAAACTGTTATACTTTACTGCGACACCTACAGGATATTCAGGACAGGCACTCAATGGTGCATTATTGAGTGGGGCAAGATTGACCGTTCCAACAGGTCAATCCGGGAATACTGCATATGTTTCTTATGTATTACCAACTACAGCTTTTATTAATATTGCAGATATGGTTGGTAATTCAATTGTTATAATTTATAAAATTGCAACTTCTACAAACCTAACAACTATCCGTTCTGTTTCAAGTGGATTAAATGTAGTTAGGTCTGGTTCAACAGTAACAGGACAAGGCACAAACAAAACAATTACTGTACTTTCTCCAAATGTTTGCTTGGTTAGTGTTACTTACACCGTTCAAGCCGGAGATACCCAATTAACACCATTTATTCAATTGCCTACTGCCGCAGGGGTTGCTTCTGCAGATCAATATGTTGAGTTGCAAGATTTATTTTATACAATGTCAGCACCAATTGGATTTCCGACATTGAATGAATATGTTTTTAGCAAAATAGTAGGAAAGATTTCTACAGACTTAGCAGTTGTTACATCTCAAGTTGGTGCAATTGCCTCCGTAACTGTTACAAAAACTGTAAAGCCTGACGGAACAGGTGATTATTTGAGTCCTAAACTTGCCATGGATGCAATTACAGATTCATCTATAACTAAGAGATATGAAATAATCGTTTATCCGGGAACTTATACTGAGGTTGAGTGGACTGTAAAACCTTATTGTTATATCATAGGGACTAATCGATCAGCATGTTGGCTAAAAGGTGAATTACCAGATAGTGCTACCGATGCACAAATATCTGGAACATCAACTGTTTGGTTAAAGAAAACGGGTGAATTGAGAAACCTAACCATTACAATTAAAAACGGGAGATATGCAATTCATCAAGAAGACAGTGGAAACAATGCTGGAGAAAACCATGTAATATTTAATTGTCATGTAGAACATTATAGCAACCAAGGGGTAATTGACTACCGAGTTGCAAATAGCATTGCACCGGGTGCGCCATGGTCATCAACAAGACCAATTGGATTTGGTGCAGCCAGTGGACTTACTACTAAAACGGATAATTGCAACCTTGTTTCTCCAATAGAAGCATGGTATGTTCATAATAATGCTGATTTCACAAAGCCAAACATCAATATTGTTTCAAATAACCGATTGTCAAGAAGCGACTTTGGAAGAACATTAGTTACGCAATCGCTTGGATCTGGACAAGCGGATGTAGTATTAGTAAGCGGGTTGCAATTTAGCCCTGGCTTTATTCAGCACGATGATTCACCATGGATTTCACAATCCCCAATAAATCAGGTTGCTAATCATGCTGAATATAGAACAACCTTTTCTGAGTGTTCTGTCATTGGATATCAAGACAATACACGAGGGAGAGCATTGCGTATTACAAGTAATAGTACGGGTTCTGTTTCTAAAATTGTGGTTGGAGGTACAGCTCTAAATCAAATTTTAGGAACAAACTATCTTACAAAAGATGGTGGTGGTGGATTAAAGGGTTGTATAATAGGGTATTGGGATATAAGTGGCATATTGGTTGGATTATCAAATAATATTACGGTTAATAATACATTGGGAAGGCGTTTAGGTGATTGCTCATCTATTAATAAAACACTCACAATAAATGTGGATGGAGGAGCAACGCTAACGGTAACGTTTAACAAGGATTATACTGCAATGACAAATTCGGCAGTAATAGCAGAAATAAATACTGTTTTGGGTTCTTCGGCTATTGCAGATGAATATAATCCAGCATTGGATTATTATCCAGTTCAAATTGAAAAAGAGTTACAATTAATCAATAATGGAACTACTTATATTCCAAGATTTTCAGCAGTTTGCTATAATGGGTCAGCATTCACAATAAGAAATACTATTTCAACTGATTCCAATAGCGCATTTTTGGGAATATCGTTGGATAATATTTTGCCTGGTAAAAAAGGAAGGGTGCTTATTCAAGGTATTATGAGATATTCACAAATGCAGGGATTAACCGGGCTAAGCTCTGGAACTATTGTTTATGGATCTCAGATTTCTCTTCATGCTTCAGCTGTAGGCTCGTTTGAAGTCTCATCTGCAAAGCAGATAGGAAAGGGTATTGCAACAGACTGGACATACTTTAAATCAAATGCATAATGGCTATTTTAGCATACATAATTGACGGCTTCGAGAACCTAAGCACAACTGTTAAAGTTCAGTGTGCAGACGTTAATGGTACATCAATTAAGATTTATAGAGGACTGACTCTTATTGGATCCGGAACAACAACTTCCGGCATTTCAAATATTACTGTAGCTGAATTGCATTCAGGAGATGTTATAATTGCTTATGTTGGTGAGTATGGGGCAAGAACGGGTGGTCCGGTAACAGTTGTTGAAAGTCTTATTGTAAAAACTGGCTTTAAAACACCTAAGACGGTTCAGTTGCCCGATGGCTCAACGGAAAGTTATGAAGACTATTTGGCATCCGGAGGACAAGAGTTGCCCGATGTTTATGACCCTTCACATTGTTTAGGGAATACCCCAGACAGCGAAGCATTCATTTCATTAGGAAGTCAGCCAATTTCTTTTGATACCTTCGTTCTTGAGCAGGCTAACTTGGTTATTGTCCAAATCAAAAATATACAAGGCGTTAAAGGCTCACCTTTAATAAAATTTGATAGTGACGCTACCGGCTCAGCTACCACAAAAAACTATACAGCGGATCAGACTGTAAGTGTTATTGTTTATGACTCAGCAGATATGACAAGATTCAAAGAAAACATCTTTGATATTACTGTTCAGGTGGTTGTTACTCCACCTGGTTCAGCTATCTGGAATCAGTCATATGGCCTCACAACAGGCACAAGTCAAGGAAATATACTTAGCCTTCTTTGCAATTGTTTTTCACAACCGCAGATGAAAATGGACGGCTATAGTGAAGGCGCTACAGAGTGGTTTGATGGCGCAAGTAACAATGGTGTGACATGGGGTAGAAATTTTTTTGGTGTTCCATTTTCAAATGTTACGATACGTTGGAGGGTAAAATCTAATCCAACTGACACAGTTTCTATGACAGCAATTTTTTATTAGAATATTTTTTCATAATTTTATCACATTCTAATATATCAATTTTGGAATATGATATAAAAGGGCATCAAAATGGCAAAAGATACAAAAATTGGGCTTATCCTGGGAGTGGACACGAAAGAGGAGTTTGATAAGCCCGCAGTTATTCCAGAACCACTGGTCATGCTTGAAGAGGCTGGAACGGTGAGGTTGTCAGGCATTGACAAGGGTTCTGGATTAATTCATTTAGTTTGTGAGGGCTTAGAGGGCAAGAAAGTTATTGTGAGGGTGAATAACAAAGATTCGGGTGCCGGGATTGTGAAAGATGGCGTTTTGAGTGTAAAGGTTTCTGGATCTTTGTTAGGGGCGTATAGTTTAAATTTCATTTTTTAAAACCATAGAGACAGAAAGAGGAGATGGCACAATTTGGTTATTTTTTAGAAAACAGCTTTGGTGAAAATGCGAAATTGCGCAATTTTCCAACAGCAGCACAAAAAACACTAGGGGCATATATCGCCCTGGCATTTATAGACCCTTCAGTGGGTCTTAAAATAGGGGCAACTATTGATACTGTAGTTGTCACTGAATCAAATCTTGTATCTACAATCAAAACCTTAGCGCTTGCAGGCAAAGCATACTTTTTTGGAAAAGAAGCCATCAAAGGAACTGAAAACGAAGGTGACAACAAGCCGGAAGCTGAATCCTTTGGCCTTAATGCCGGACCTCAATTAACAGGATGGATTACCAAGACTGTAGCATTTACAGCAAACTATTTCTACGGAAATGAAGAGTTTTACAACCAGCTTTTAAACAATAAAGCTTTTGACATCTTCATGTTTACAAACAATTCTGTAGAATGTCTATTTGCTGATGAACACGGTATTGTTTATTCCGGAGTTGGAGCTCCAAAGGGAAATGTTGACCAGTCTATCAAAGGCAAGTTTTCGGTTATGTACCGTTCACAAGGCTTTATTTCTCCATTCTTTGGCATTGCAAATAATACCCTTACTGGATTGGATGTTAAATTCCTTTTCGCAAATCCAACTATCGGAGGAACAGGACTTACAGCGGATGCTTGCGCCAACGGGACTTACAAAAAGTTTACAAAAACAGTTGCTGGGGCTGCTACTTTAGCATTTGCTACCAATCCGGCCAACTCATGCTTGGAGTGGTTCATCTTTAATGAAAATGGTGAGGCAATTGAGGCAGGAGCTGGTACATTTGACAGTGTGACCAAAACTCTAACACTTCCGGCAACTATGGCAGTTGGCAGTTACAGATATCAAGTCATTTGCCAAAACACAACCGGTGTTACTGGCAGTCAACTTATTCAGGTTGACGTAAAATAGTGTGTTTGCACTAACGTGGTTATTCAAAAATTTAAGAAGTGAGTATCGAGATGAGTGAATACAGTTCACTCATCTTTTAAACCGATTGAGGCGTAGATGTTAGATTTTGAAACACAAATAAAACCATATTTGCTGGGTGCTTCAAAAAAGGAGTTTCCCAAAGAACTTTTGCATCCATACTACGAACAATCAAAAAAGGTTAAATCTAATATTTCAGAGACTTTTGCAGATATATACCCTGGTTTTCTTGACAAAAACAGACCAAAAGAAAAAAAGGAGTACAAAGCCTACAGACAGGATATTTTCAAAAACTTAGTACTGCCATTCCGTACAAAAGTTCGGAATCAATTCAACAGCATCAGAAATGCTGAAGATTTTTATATCCATTTTCCGGATACAAAAAAGGTAGACGAAAAAGACACATTAGAATATTACTGTGAGAAAGAATTTGGAATGCACAAGTCTGTCTCAAATTGGGTTTGGAATGAATGGCTTCCGCTATTTCTGCAAGACCCTAATGCAGTCGGAGTGATATTGCCAGTTGAAACAGATAACCCAAACAAATTCAGAGATGTAAGGGGGTTATTTATCCCATGTGAAAATGTAATAATGTTTGCACAAGGCAGATTTGCTGTTTTGAAAAGCCTTGAAAAATCGACATACATAGATTCAAATGGAAAGATCAAAAAGGATGGTATTATTCTGTATTTTTTCGACCATGATAGCTATTCAATAGCCACCCAGATATCTGAGATCAGAGAAGGTGGAACTTTGAGTTCTCAATTCTATTTACTTGGAATTGAGACTTTGCAAACTGAAGAAAATACTGTTGCTTATTTTAAATTTCCTGAACATTATTCCCCTGAATTCCCTGTATTTAACGTAGGGATGATTGTTAAGGAATCTCAGGAGTTTGGTAAGTACAATTTATATGACACTATCATAGCCGATGCAATCCCTCACTTGCAAACTGCTATGCAGCGGGCAAATGACAAAGAAATATCGGCACTCCATCATACCGCCCTTAGGGAATGGCAATACACCCAAAAGAAGTGTAGCTGTGAAAATGGAAAGGTGCAAAAGGAGTTATTGGATGCTGATAACAATTTTCTGATGTATGCTCAAGAAAATTGCCCTAAGTGTGGCGGATCCGGATACACAGCTTTTGTTGATTCATTAGAGATTATGCTCGTCACTCCGCCTGATCCTTCTGGATTTGACGACGACAAAAAGCCTGCTGCTATGCCAACTCCACCAGGAGGGTATATTGAAGGTTCTATTGAGCCATTAAAGGCATTTAGAGAAGAATTTGAATATGAAATACGAGATGCTTATAAAGCTCTTGGTATGGAGCATTTAAATGAATCTCCACTTGTTCAGTCAGGAGTTTCAAAAAAGTATGACAGAGGTGAGCTTTCTCAGCTTCTTACAAATGTTTCAAGATTTATTAAAGAGGAGATTTTTGATACTGTATTTACCTGTATAGATAGTATCAGATATGGCTTTTCTGGCAAATCTGGCGAGCAGTTGCCACAAGTGTCATGCCCAAAGCGATTTGACCTAAGTACAGAAGAGATTACCCGGGAAGAATTGGCACAAGCTATAAGCAATAACTTCGATAGTGGTATTGTTGATAGTAAGACCTTGAAATATATCGAACAAGCGGCAGGAAAAGAATCTGATTTTTACAGAAGATATGAACTGCGAATGAAGATTGACCCTTACAGGAACTTAACTAACGAAGCTAAATCTTTTGAAATAGCTAATTTATTTGTAACAGGTAACAGATCTACAGAGCAATTTACACAACAGCTCAGAAAGCTGTACTTCAGCAAAAACTTTGATGCTTGCTTGCAAGAGGCATTAATATCAGACAGTGAATTTTGGAATAAAGACACCAAAACTCAAAAGGCTATTTTAGAATCAATAAATGACTCACTTTTCAGTGTGATAGATAAAGACAAGGAGGTTGTTTCATTAGTATTGCGCCCAAGTGTTGACATAAAAAATAATAACCAAAAAGGCATCAATTAATATGGCAAATAAAAATCAAGTAACATTGGATCAGGAAGGAACCAATGTTGAAAACCAAACATCAGAATTAGCATTTGGTCGGGATTCAGTATCCTCATATCAAATTCAGTCTGAAGAGAAACTGAAACTTGAAAAAGAAAAAGAGTCTCTTGAGAAGGAAAAGCAAGAATTTGAAAAACAAAAGGCTGACTTTGAAAAGCAACGCTTGGATGCAATTGCACAAGCTGAAAAACAGGCAAATGATTTAAAAGCTAAAGAGCCAGAAAAGGAGATTGTAGCTAAAAGATATGATGACCTGTTACATTCTGACCTTGTTGTTATAGAATTTGACCATGAATCCACCGTTGTAAACAAAAAAAACGGAGGCTTTGAGGTGGTTAAAGAATCAGTAAAAAAGGTTCTCCCAAAATCATATTGGGATTCCTTGGATAAAGACAGCAAGGGTTATCCGATTCATGTAAATGCTTCACTGGAAGGTATTGCTGTATTAAATGAAAAAAGCGAGCTGGTGGAAACTTTAGAATTTTTATAATATTTTATTAAAACGGGTCCATAATTGGGCAAATACTATGAAAGGTTCAGAATTACTGGAAGCAATGCTTCAAAAAGCCGGGAAAGATATTTCCAAATTTCAAAAAACAATTGACGCTATCAAAGAGGTTGATATAGATGATGAAGACGCAAATGGATTGCTCGATTCATTGTTAACCGAAACTGAGGCAGAAAATAATGCAGAAATCATTAAAAAGGTTTCTGGTAAGGCTAAGGCCGAGGTACTTAATGGGATTGATTCAGAACTGAAAAAATATGAATCAAAACTAAATTCAGATCAAAAGACCGAATTGGCAAAGTTTGGCAAAGACACTAACAAGCGCTATAACTATGTTTTAAAGGCTTTATCTGAAAAAGGTTCTTCCGGACAAGAGTTGGCCGATAAGCTTGAGGGCAAGGTTGAGGAAATGATTAACGCCAAGATTGAATCTGGCGATTTAGTTCCGAAAGATCAGGCTGAAAAGCTTAAAAATGAACGCTTAGATGCTCTTCGTAAAGCAACGCATACTGATATTATATCAATTGCGAAATCAAACGAAAAGCTAAACAAAGAAAAAGCTGACAGGCATTTTTCAAAGAATTTTGTCTCAGACGTAGAAGCTTTACTTTCGTCTGGTATAGGCAAGAAAAAGGTAAAAGCTCAGATTGATTTTGAGACTGGTAAAATTGTAAATGCAGATAACACCGAACTTGAAGTTATAGGAGATGATGGCAAACCGATTACAATTGACGGAATTGTTGCTTCAACTATTGAAACTTATGATTGGGCTGCAAAATCTCCAAATCCTCCGGGAACAGGAATTATTAAAATCCCTGGCGGTACTGGAGAAAAGATAGATATCATCAGTAATGCAAATGCCGGTTTAGCCGCATTTGGAAAATAAAGAATTGCCAATTGGCATGAGGGGAATTAAGGAATTTTAAACAAGAGGGGATATGCCAGCAAATCAGGTTAATTTTGGCGCTGCAAGGGTGATGATGGCAGCGATTCAACATACATCAAATAATACACCACGCTTCCGGAACATCGGAACAATCTTAGCATTAAGATCGCTGTCAAATCAGCAGGTCTTACAAGCGTTAGATCCTATTAACGCTGCTGAAACGAAAGCTTTAGGCTGGAAAACAGTTGCGGGAAGGGATATTCCTATTCCGGTTGTGACATTGCAATACCGTCCAAGAAATTCAGGTACTGCTTATAATGAACGTGCAACCCGTACTGATGGACAAGTAGAGAGATCAGGAGCTTCTGTAGATGTCAAGTTTGACATGTACAAAGAGACTGCTTTGAAAAAAACAATCAACTCTAAACTTGTCGAGCCAAATACAGTAAGCTATGCAGAATCTCTTCTTGCTGGCAAACTGGATCAGAACGGACTGAATGAGTTTTCAAAAATTACCGGATTGTTAGGACTTGATCTTTATCAGGAGATTGGCGAAACGCTATATCACCCGGTAAACATCGCTTCGCTAACAAAATTGGTTGCCGCTATTGGTAAGAATGCAGCATATCCAACTGTTGTAACACCTACCGCAGCAGCTCCAATTGTTCAGGTTGTTGCTCGTGACATCAACGGCAATCCTACGAAAGGCGTTTACAGCTTTATCAGGACTACAAAGCTTTCCAACAAGTTTTCAGGACGTCCTTTAGTGATTGGTGGCCCTAAATTAGCGGCACTTTTAGCAGAAGAAAAAATCTATGCAATCAATGCTGAAGGTTTGAAAATTGACGCAGTATATGCAAATACTGAGTTTGATTTTTATTACGATGAGGACATTGACACTGTAGCAGGCACAGACGTTTGCCTTTGTATCGAAGGAGGAGCAGTTGCGCTCAAAGAGTTTAACTATCATGGAAGCCTTATTGATGTTCCAAGACACGCTAATACAGCGTATGGAACTATGGTGATGAAAATTGCCCAGTACAACGAGGAAAATCCATTGTTGCAAAATACTCCATCAATGTTCAGCATGAACATGGATGTCCGTGCAACCGAATCTGTTGATGCTCAGGATATGCCAAAGTCAATTATTGTGCCTTCAATCGCTTGTGGCGTTTATACTCGTCCGTTGGGGTATTTTAGTGCTGTTTCAGGGGATATTATGAAAGATACAACTGGGATATACGCATTCAAGCTTGTTGATGCATCATAGTCCTGGCGCAAGTTAATAGATATACCTAACAAAGCAGGGGTTTGGCTAATAGACCCCTGCATACAAGTATTTTTTATGAAGAATTTTATTGTTGCCTGTTTGGCAGTATTGATGAGTTTTGGATTTTGTGAGGGAGCTAGTTTCGATATTGCTTTTTCAGAAACAATAAAACATGAAGGCATTGCATTTACCGCATTTAGTTATGACAATGATGGAGGTGGCACAAAATATGGTTTCACTCTTAAAAAATTTCGTGAAATCTGCTCCGGTGGTAAAAAGTATTATGTAACAAATTGTGATAACGACGGAGACGGAAAGATCACAAAAAATGACCTCCGGATTTTGACTATATATGAAGTAAAGCAACTGTATAAGCAACATTATTGGGATTATCTGAAATGTGACCAGATTTACTCTCAATTGGTCGCTGCTATAGTGTATGATTACTTGGTTAATGGTGGACTAAGTATCAAAAAGCTTCAGAAAATGGTAGGCGCAAAGATTGATGGAAAGATTGGACCAGAAACTATCAGAAAGATTAATCAAGCAAATGAGTGTGAACTCTCTAAAAAGCTTATGAAATCGAGGGGAGAATGGCTCTTTATCCATTGTAAAAGATATATACCCCACACCTATAAAGTATGCAAAGGTGGTTGGGCTAACAGGCTAAACTATTACATCTTACAATTAAACTTAACATGCAAACATGAAAAAACTAAAAGCTCTTATTTTGGCAACAATAGCACTCGTTCTAAGTTTGAGCGTGATGAGTTGCTCAGAGGTAAATCAGGCATCTCAGTCAGCCTTTTATCCGGATACAACGGTTACTCAGTCTTATCCGACAGCAGCGAAACAGGCAGACAGCTGGACAGCAGTCAATTCAAGCTATACTTCAGACTCTTCAGCTCTTTTAGAGAAGCAAATGGAAGCCAAGAGGTTGTCGGACAACGTGTACGAATTATCGAAAGCCAACGACCAGGTTTTGGAGGAGACGCAGAAGGCAATTTCATTAGTAAAGGATATGAAGTCCTTGAACGCAAAAGCGGAGCAAATAAAGAACGGTATTGAGTCTGATTTAGCGCAAATTAAAATACTGGAGGAAAAGATTAATACTGAAAAAGAACAATTAGTTCTCAGGGCAAGAAATAAGGATCCTCTTTATGCGAAAGGAGGTAATTAATGGATTTGCTCTGGTTAAAAAGTATTGTATCTAATATTTTGTTGAAGTTATCAGCTAAGGTACAGGTTCCGGTATTTGTTATCTTGTTTTTGGTTTTATTAAGTTCGGCATTGTGGTATTCTGTATCGAATAACAGAAAAAAAGAGCAACAAAGCCGTGCTGTCGAACTACAGAAGCAGGTTGAATCTAACTTGGAACAGACTTTACAGTTGAGCAGAATCAGGAAACAGAATGACGATCTCAGAATTGTTATTGAGACTATAATAAATGACAATGAAAGGCTTAGGAAAAAATATGACATTAAAGTTGATGACATTCGTCGTGCTTCTGATTTTGAGCTACAGCAACAACTTGATAGCTTATTCAACTATCGACACATTGCAAAGAAAAAGTGAACCAGTGTTCTTTCTCACCCGGCTGGGGGCTGAAAATGCAAGAATATTATATGAGACTAAATTGTTATTGGAAGGGAGGCTTGAAAACTCTGAAAAAGTAATAAAAGCTCTTACTATACAAAATGACTCTTTAATGTCTCATATTGAAAGGAACTCAAGAGAAAATGCCTGGTTAAAAGTTCGGGTAAATTATCTTGAGAAAGAACAGGAAATTGGGAATTTTAGAATTTTAGGGATAAAAATAAACAAGCCCAAAGCTGAAAATTGGGCTTGGAGAACAATAGCATTGATGGCCTTTTTTAAAGCCTTGAAAGTATTTTAAATTGGTTTTGTTTTTGGGTTTTTGCTGTAACACCTCATTGCCTTTGCTTTGAGGTGTTTTTTATTATTCACTTTTATTCGATTTAGCGACTTGCTGCCAGTATTGTAGGCATTGAGAATGAATATTTTCTGAAAATCCAAAAAAATCTTCTATCCCGCAATCTTGGTTTTCAATTGATTGAATCAGTAAAGATATGCCTGCAAAAAAAGCTTGTCGTAATTGGGTGTCCTGGTCTTTAGTAAGTACAATAGGATACGATAACTTTGCATACCCATCAAAGGCTTTATTAATATCGAAGTTTTCCATTTTATTTTTATTGGTTATTATCCCAAGGGTTTTCACCTGTCAGGCTAACAAATCCGTCTTTGAGGCCCTTGTAGATCTCAGGCAACGCTATTTTTAGTATTTCAATTTGTATTCCAGGCATTCTTGTCATCTCTACTGACAAAGACATATCCCCTACTTTGTTGATATATTCGATAAGCTCTTGTTTTGAGTTTTCCATAAATATGTTATTTTGAGTTTATTTCTGCCTATTCATTGGCTCAACCTATCATTAGAACTGCAGAACCTTTTCGGTATACTGCATCAAATTCATCCATACAATCTGGATTTTTTGCAAAAATGCTAAATGCCATCAAATCACCTTTATAGCGTACATGATCTTCACTGAGAATACCTAACCGCAATCCATTCTGATCTTTCTCGTTATCGCCTATCAAAATAAAAATCTGGTTATCCTTATTATTTTTTTGGAAATTATCATGTTTTATGATTTCAAGGAGTTGACCCCATGTTAAGTTTTTGTTTTTCATTTTGTTGGTATCATTTAATATTAATAGAATTAGCCGGCCAGTCAAAAATCATTCTTCCTAACTGAATTATGCAGTACCCTTGTTCTAATCCGGGATAACCCTGTAGGACATAATCTATTTCACACATAATTCGCCTTCCAGTAAATTGTTCTGTTGCTGGGTCGTATTCTTGCGAAATGAAAATATCTCCTGCCTTATAATTTCGGTCATTTTTCCGTAATTCAAAGTTTTTAACTCCTTTCATACACAGTTGATAATACTCAATGTGAGTTTTTACATAGTGTATATTACTTGTTGACTCTTGCTCTGACATAGTTGTATAGCTTATTATTTAAACCCTTCCGGGCGTTCGATTTTTTTAAAGGTAATTACCCAGACAAAAGGATTTTGCGACCAAGAATCAGGGCCATAAGTCACGCTCCATAGGGTTTGAAACGAATCCCTGTATTGACTTCCTGTATCTGCGCAAAATCCGGGCTTGAAACCCCTGTTTTCAACATGCTTACTTTTCTTATATATTTCTGTACCTATGTAATCAATAGTGCAAAAAAATGGATAACTACCGTATGGTTTTGTCTCAACACCTTCCGCCTTAGCGTCATTTTCTGAAATGATCTGAAGGCGTTCTATGTCAATATTGGTAACTTCTAAAAATAACCTGCATGCTGATTTAGGCATGAATATTGATGGTTTCCAGTGACCTTCCCAAATAGGTATGTTATCTGCTTTATAATAAATGCAGTCTCCCCCAATGCCATCTCCGTGGTCGTGACACCATGTTTCACGAACCCATAATACATCACCAACCTTGTATTTTGCTTTAATGTCGTTTGTACAATCATTTACTGGTCTTTCATCCCAGTCTAATGATGTTATTCCGGTGACTTGCCCGGTTTGTTTCGATCGACTAACCTGAACAATACCACTTTCATGATTGCTTTTAACAATTCTCCGGGTCATTGTTTTCCTGTCATTTATGATCGCCTGAACCATAGGGGTTGAGAAAAGGATCGGTTTGAATATTTTGTTTGGTTGCATAGCTATTTTGATTTGTTGTTATCTTTTTAGCATTCCCTTGTTTCAGACTCATAAGACAAGGCGGTAATTTTAAATAATGCACCATCAGCTTTCATTTCTCCTTTGTCCTCCGATTTAACAGATACACCAATCTCCATTTCTTCAGATATGCGTTCAAATACGCTAATCGCTACATGTTCCGCCATACACTTAAATATGTCTCCTGAGAAGCCATTTTCGTCCGCACATTCTGCCAATTTTTCGGCTGTCCAATATTGTTCATCGAACTCAAACTCCATTTCAAGATCCTTGACTACTCGTACTTTATACTTTTTCATTTTGCTTTCGATTTGTTAGTTTATAAATTACCCTGTTCAGTCTTGCGTTTTCCTTTTTTGAATTACCTTAATATATTTTATTTCATACTCCGGGTTTTCGCCTTCGAATTTAAACTTCTCATTATAAGCATCAATAAGTGCCTCTTCTGTCAGAAATTCCCTTTCATCATTGTCTATAAAAAATGATGTATTTGGTTTTCCTTTCGGACTTCCATCATCATCCCGGTCAGTAATTTTTTCGCATTGAATCATAAGGTCATCATCTCTGTAAATAGAATGATAATGATCAACCCATGACCAATTTTCTTTTAACCTCCATTTTATACTTGATGATGTTATCATATACTTGCTTCTGACTTATTCATAAATGTTAGGCAAAACAGTAACAAATCCTTCGTTGTCCGGTCTCTTTCCTTCAGTGTACGTAATATGGCAACTGACTTCATTTGAGCCATATTCATAGACAGTTTCATATCCTAAAAAAGTGCAGATTTTATCTGCCTGAGCCTCGTAGTTTCCCTTCATTTCTTTCGTGAACAATCCCGCCTTTCTCATTTCTGAGAACGGGAAAAACTCTTTCATGAAGCTTTTTAGAAGCGCTTTATCTTTGTACTTTTCGTCCATTTTTTAATTTAATTTGGTTCTGACAGAAAAGGTATCAGGGTAGCGTTTACACAGCGACTATTGGTCTTATTGTTGTATGCCACATACGGTTTGTGTTCGTGTAATAAATACAATCATTACTGCTTTTCCTGCAATTTTCAACGGATTGCAAGGATTACAGAACCAAAGTTTTCAAGTGATTTATCTTTGTGCTTTTATTCCATTTTTGAAGAATTAGCTTCCTCGTAAATCTGATATGATGAAAAATCTGGATAATTACTACCAGACTCATTTATTACCCCCTCTGCGTACGCTTTGGCCTCTTCGTAAGTTTGATATTCCTCGATAAAACCTCTTGAATCTTCCTCAACAAAGTAATTAATATGTCTATTTTTCCAGATGATTATATACATAGCTTTATGGTTTTATCTTTCTTAAATCGCATTTCAACCTTTCTTTAATTTCCTCAAACTCCTCACAGCTGAGGAATATAACAGGCTTCTCAGCCTTCTGGCTCTGATGCAACTCCCTGGCATGACACAAGTCTTTGATAAGGATAGGAACAAATGCGTTATCCTCTTTCTTTATCATTATCTCCTTGTCTATACTTTCAAGGAAAAAGTTGATTGGTTTTTTCATAATTAGTTTGATATTTTTATTAGAACAACACACATTGATGCCCTAAATTCAACTGTTCATTACTCCAAATAGCCTCATTCGATACACCTTTTGATGTTCTTTGGTTGGTCGGTAAACTTTTAAATGGAAGCCATGTAGCGTCTTGTGCTTCGCAGACTATAACCTGACCTTTTCTACTTTTACAAAAAGATGCTAAATGATTATAATCTATTTTGTTGTGTTTATACAAAAAACCTTTTGTTTCATAAGGAGGATCTATAAACCATACAGCATCTATATTTTCAATTTCAGTATATTGTTTATGCTCAATATGCCAGTGTTTTATTTTGTGCAAATTTTTGGCAATCCTTATCTTGTCTGTTCTGTAACGCATCGCACCCCATTTAGAAACCTTATTAGAAGGAATAGGCCTCCCTTTGCCTACCATAAATCCAACAAGCCACTCCATTTCAATACAATCAAAATTAAAATCCCTTACCAAATCTCCCTGTTTAAAATCAGGAAGCGATAAAATGTCATTTGGGCTACATTTTTGCAAAAACTTCCACATTCGCACTATAACATCATATTTATCATATAGATAAATATCTCGATCAAAATACTTTAACGAATATCTTGCCGACCCCGCAAAAGGCTCAATTATTGTATCATGTTTAGGAGCAGGATATAGGTCAATTATTTTCGATTTTGATCCGTAGTAGCTAAACATATAATAACTGATATTTTTCAATAGCCTTAAAAATTTGTAACACAACCTGTGGCACTACTGCGTTTCCACCGGCTTTTATTGTTTCTTGTCTCCATTCTGTAAGCGCTTTTGAAATGATTTTGTCGATTTCTTTTTCTGATAAATTTCCCATGCAATCTTCTCGAATGCGCTGTCGCAATAGTTCGGTGGAAAACCCATCATCTCCATCACAAACCGGGGGTTGAGTTGGGAAGATTTCCCAGGCACTGCAAATTGATCTACTAAATTGTCCGCTACTGGTTTTAATCGACCTCTTGCCTTTAACACTTCCATCGAACTTGCTCCTTTGTAATTCGATGATGCGGGCGTCGGAAGCAACTTGACCAATCTTGCTAATCCAACACTTCCGGACGCCCCATTTCGATTTATTTTTCTTGGCATACCGGTTGATGTTTCTTTGAAAGTATCGTCTTTTCCGATAACTGAACCCACCGTTGCGTCTGAAGAAACGGGAGTAGGAAGAAATCCCTGCTCCGCCAATTGTCTTATTCCTATTCCGTATTTCACGCCTTTTGGCGATCGGTTTACCAGTTTCCCATGCTCTATACTTAACTTCCTCTCTGTTCCTCTTTCTCCTTCCGAAGCTTTCGGAGTAGGCAATAAACCTCCAAAAACTATTTGACTTGCGAGACTTCCGAATTTTGTTCCATTTTTGTAACCGTTTTTCTCGGCACGCTGACGCATTTTTTCTGGACTTTCGACAGTTTGCACACTTGTAGGAGTAAGCAATAAACCAGACTCGATCCCGTTTGTGCGGTGCGCCGACGCCCGCAGCTGGAAGTATAAACGGGAGTACTTCGTACCCTTCAGCTTCCAAGTCAACCTGCACCTGCTCGAAGACCAACCCTCCATTCCAATTAATAATGCCGGGAACGTTTTCGCCCACGACCCACGTCGGTTGAGATTCTCGTATTGCTCTAAGCATTTCTGGCCACAGATGGCGTTCATCCTCTGTTCCTTTTCGCTGCCCTGCAAGGCTGTAGGGCTGACAAGGAAATCCGCCTGTAAGGATATCAACTCTTCCTCTGTAAACAGAGAAATCTGTGTTTTTGATGTCTTTGTGCGATTCTGCATTAGTATATTTATCTTTTAAAATATATTGACAAAACTGATTTATTTCACAATATGCAGCCACCTCCCAACCTATCTCCTCGGCTGCATATCCAAAGCCGTCAATTCCAGCAAACAGGCTGATTAGTTTCATTTTAGAATAATTCAAGTTGAGATTCTTTTAATTCTCTGTAATATTTTTCCCTATTAGCCTTATCTTTCCAGTAAGCTATTCTTGCTTCGATGATAGGAATATACTCTTTCTGCATTTCTATCATAACAATATTGATAGCTTCAAAAGCTGCCGAACAACCGGATGTTCCAGAACCTGCAAAAGGATCGAGAGTTAGTCCCCCTTTGGGTGTTACAAGACATTGCAACCACCTCATTAGCGATATTGGTTTTACTGTCGGATGAAAGTTTTCAATAACTTCAAGACCTGCATTTCTTTCTGATTTAGAGGCTTTTGCACAATAGAAAAAACGACTCGCACCACCTGTATCACCATACCCTGTTATTTCTAAGCCTGGGCTATATTGTCCATATATCTTATTGCTGGCCTTTCTTATACCTTGTGGTTTCCCTGATGTGAGTATCCCGGATTGTTCATCAAGTATACAAGATGTGTATTCATCAAATATTACATTCGCAGGAAATCTGCCAAGATCGTCAGGCTGTATATTATCTTCAGATTTAAATTCTATTCTGCAATTATCAATGTTCAATACTCCAATCCCGTATTTTTTGAAATTTTGATAGATAGTTCCCTCCAAAGGTTTTCTTGCGACACAAATAGGCTCTGAGGCTGGTTTTAGTGCTGTTCCTTTCCCATCACCGCAGTTTACTGATTTGGGAAATCCTGAGCCATAATGCCAGGTTATCATATCTCGTATCTGAAACCCTGCTAATCTAATTGCTAAGGTTCCCCAATCATATGTACGAGTTCCGAAGAAACATAATAAATGTCCGCCCGGCTTTAATACCCTTATGCATTCTTTCCAGAAAACAGGCTGAGGCACAAAGGCATCCCAGGCTTTACCCATAAAACCTTTTCCTTTTATTTCATAATATCCGTGCGTTAACCATTCCTTCAAAACCTTTTCCGGATCTTGTTCTCTTCCTAGTCCGTACGGTGCATCAGTTACAATACTATCGAAATGGTTATTTGGATAGTATTTAAGGATTTCTATATTATCACCGTGCTTTATTTCAAAGGTCATGGTTTGATTTTTTTTGCCCTGCGTCGCATATCGAGTGCAGTAACGCCCACTTAGTTTTTTATTTCAACTACGAATTTTGCTAAGTGCGTTAACGCAGGTTATCCTACTATTTAATTGATTATTGTTTTTGAAATCTGGACCTTTAGGCCACCGGCCTTTTCAAATTTTTCTTGCCAGATTTGTTTGTGTATTCCCAGATTCCATGGCACCGGAATCATTTTTTTGGTCGGTTTCTTACCAACATGGCTTTCGATGTAGGCCTTATGTAACCTTTTAATCCTCCGGCAAGTTGACAGGGCTTTTCTGTTTATCGACTCTTCAGTCCTTCCGGTAATTTCGAAATGCAGCTCAAAGAAGTTTGAAACTGCATTTATTGTTATTGAAGGTTTCATACTCAATGCTTGTCTTCTGGGTTGTCATTGACTTTAAGAAACTCATCCGGAACTTTAAGAAAATTACCTTTCTTTAAAAGTTCATTTTCAGGCTTATAATGAACGATTTCAAGAATAGAAGTCAGATTAACATTTGTAATATGATAATCATCAATCGTTCCAAGTTGCTTAGTCAATAACTCATAAGCATCCTTTGGATTCTCAGCGTTAATCAGCATTACGATAGGTGTTTTCTTTTCTTTCTGTGACTTTTCGTCAAATGTCACATATTGAACTTTTGCCTTATACCAGACTTCTGATCCGTTTTCAATATGAAATATTTCAGAAATGGTTTGCTTCACCAGGCTAACCAAATTCCAATTTTGGGTGGAATCTGGGATATATTCATACAGCCTTGCTTCGGCATCAGTGTATGAAACAGCATCTACCAGATAAGCTTCATTAATAGTTTTTAATGATCCGGATTCGTCCTCTTTTTGAAATCTTATTTTTCCTAAGTACCACATTTTTACAGTTTTTTTATCTTTAAATTATTTGAGCCGTATTATTTCTTCTTAAACTTCCTTATTGAACATAAGCTTGTAGTAAATTTTCCGTGTTAGTTCGATGTCATAAAGTGCATCATGCAGTCCATCATCTTGCACTTTTATCCCTGAATACTGAGCTACGGTACCAAGTTTGAAATTTGGCATCTGGCTTCTTTTGTTTTGGAATTTATATGAAGACAATACCATTACATCAATTGAATCCGACCAGAACCAAGACCCAAAATAATTGTCTCCACATTTTTCAAAAAGACGTCTCAGGAACTGATTGTCAAAGCTTGCGTTGTTATAGCCCGCAAGGTGCATTTTATCAAGTTTGTCAAACTTGTCAACATACTTTTTAAGAATATCACAAAGCTTGTTTTTTTGATAGGTTGGTTCTAAATAGTCAGGACCTGTAATTTGCTCATAGGTTACATTGCCTATAGCAAGTGCTTGTTCTTCAATCACATCATCTTTGAAGGGCTTTAGCTTTAAGTTGAACCTTTCTGCCTCTTTTCCGTCAATGTCAACTATACAGGCAAGCTGATGAATGCCGTTTTTTTGATTGTCAAGCCCGGTTGTTTCTATGTCAAAAAATAAAATCTTGCTCATTTTGTTTTTGATGTGCAGCTCTCGCAGTATGCAGCTGTTGCAACAAAAAGAACTACGGTGAGAAATATTAGAATTAAACTGTGTATGATTTCCATATTACCAAGGAGGCTCAAAGTTGTGATCTTGTGGTTCCACAACGAATTTTACATTTGATGGTTTAATTTCATGAACAAAGCCTTGTTTGTCCTCAATAATCGCTATACTATACTGAACCAAGGTTAGTCCATCGTCTTCAAAACAAGATCCCCACGCATGAAAGCAACCTTCATTAATGAATTCCTCTTCATATCCCTTTCCGGGCGCTATGAGCTTTTTAAATAATACATCTCTCATTGTTCTGTTTTTTGGGATACTTTATAGGCTACAAATACACCTATAAGAATCATTATGATTGAAATGATTGCCATTTTCTTAGTTTTTACGTTTTGGAAATGGTCTGATAGTTACCTTATTATTCAAAATGTCATCTCTGTAAGGGTAATTACCCCACCAGTCCTTAAATACCTTTTTCGATTCTCTTGTAATATCTTGCTGAAGGCTTTCTTCCAGTTTATCAAAATTTGAAAACTGGCTGTCAATTGCATCTTTAAGAAGCCTGTCAGTTGATAACTCAGAACCTTTAAGGTATTTTATTGATTCCCTTGTGGTTAATGCTCTTTCGAAGTGGCATTTTAGCCTGTAGTGATCTATTGTTTCATTCATCGTAATAATCTTGATTACAATAGATACTATTCATCGGGGTTCTTTCAAAGAATATCTCTTTTATGAGTATTGTAGCCCCAATAACTACAAATACTCCAACGCCAATTATTAAATATATCATTGCCTTATTGTTTAAGTTTCAGTTTATTAGACTCCCTTTAAGCAAAACAAAAAGGGAGTTCTACACCCTAAAATCAAATATCAATCTAAATCTAACCTTTATACCATACCGGTATCTCTAATTCAAGAATGCCCAGGTTGTTATCGGCTCTATCTGTATAACCGATGTATTTATTTTGCTCTCTTGCCATTGCTATTTTGGACAAGATGAAATCTAACTTGTTCTGAAAAAATGCCCACTCGGCCTTTGGAAACCTGTAAATTTGAGCGTTGTAAGGAGGTTCTTTTTCAAAGCACACCCAATAATAATTGTCAACCCTGTCATACATTCCTGACTCAATAACACCTCTCATTTGTATAGCAGCTTGAAGCGGATATTCAAAGTTTGAGCTATCCCGGGCAAATTTCGAAGGCGAAGCATCAGACATCGTTTTGATATCAACTATAGTTCGACTATTTTCCCGGCACACATCAGGCCTTGTTTTTAGCTTAATGCCTGTTGCTTTGTCAGTCCAGAATATTGAGGTTTGATAATCAGTTTCCTTTAGAATTTTTTGTATAGTACTATCCTGCCAGGCACTTTCAAGCATGAAATTGATAGTCTCAAAGCTCTCTTTTCCAGTGGTATTAATTACATACTGTTGAGTATCGAACATATCATCTTTCCACTGTTTGTTAGCCAAACAGCCAAAAGATTTTGTTGGCTCAGGCCTTTTAGATTCATCAAACAAGAAAACCTTATCGTCAAATTCAGATGTTTTATTGAAAACATCCATCAATGCAAGCTCAAATGCGTTTCCAAAGTCAAAATAACTTTTTCGGTCCCGCTCTATTTTAAAATACCACTCGAAATGCTTTAAGCTTTTCGAGGCTTCTTTTATTGCTGACGAAGAGATGTACTCTGTATCCTCATGATATGCCTCAATGTCAACGTTTTTGAGTATTCCATCGCTAAATCCCATATTCCTTTATCTCCTCTTTCCTTTTTTTATAAATCGAATAATCTATATCAGGGTACTCAATTGCAAGGTTATCTACTTCCTCGATTGTTTTGCATTCTGACAACCTTTTCCAGAATGTAAGGTCATTAACAATCTTGTTTAGCTTGTCGTCCGGCGAAAACTCCAAAACGTCTTTCCTATTTAGATTTGCACCAAACAAAGACCCGAAGTGATCGCAAGCATCTTTGACGGCCAATGATTTAGCAATAGGAAATGCCATTGATAAAGCACCATTATTTATACTTGCCAAGTCAGCAGCGGAAGCGCCTTTCTTTGTTTGTAATTCACATGCACCAATTCCATCATGAAAATGCCATTCCCCGGTAACTGGATGCCTTACTGTCACACGAACAACTACAAACACACCATTAAAAGAACTTCCTTCTCTGAGAATTTCAATTTTGTAAATTTTGAAAATCTTATTAAGTAGGAATTCAATTTTATCAATCGGAATGTACTTATGACCTTTGATAAAAGGGTGTTCTTTCACCCATTTATCCGGTGGCTTTGCATTCATCAACACCAAGAAAGCATCATTCTTGAAGGCTTCTTCTGGCTCTGTGTACAATTCCTGCAATGTTGGTAACTTGGCAATGTTTGACATATTAATTGGCGTAATTTTGACTAACGTATTTAGATATACGGAGCTTATTTTTACAATAAGCTTTCCGCTTTATTATTAAGAAATTCCGTCAGCTTCTCAATTTCTTTTTCAATCTCTTTTCTAACAAATAAACCTGCTGAGCTTTTTAGTTCCGGCAATTCAATTGCTTCAATTCTATCACTATATGCCAAGATATTCTTAATGTCAACTTGCTCAGGAGTAAGACCCTCTACCAGTTCAGGTAATCTATCTATAATCAATTCGGATCCTTCAATCTTTCTTTTTTGGGCTTCCAACTCTTGTTGTTCTACTTTGATTTTTGCAAAAAATGCTTGTTGTTCTTTTGCAATTGCCTCCAGGCGTTGTTTTTCAGCAATAAGTGCCTCATTATGTTGTTTCTCTAATTCGATACGGGCAATCTCATTTTTCTCAAACTCGGATTTTTTCAATGCAAGTGTAAGCTGATATTCCTTTTCTGTCAGAGTGTATAAAGAGGCCATATCAATATCAGAACTATTATTGCTATAGGGCAAAAGTTCTTGAAGTCTTTTGGCTTGTAAGTCTGATTTTTCCTTCTGAACCCTTTCAAGTTCAATTCTTTCTTTGTTAGCCTTCTCTTGCTCTTCCTTAATAATTCTTTCAGCCTCTTCTTTTAAGCGAATATTTTCTTTCCTGAGTGCTTCAGCTTCGGCTAGCCTTTTTTGCTCTTCCTCTTTGGCAATTCTGGCCAACTCCTCCCGATGGGCAACAAGTTTGTCGTATTCAATTTTGCCTTTCTCTGCAAAATCTTCAAACTCTTCATCTGGCATAGTTTTCAATGCAACAAACTCGACCTGAAGCGTTTCGTTGGTTATAGTCAAAAGCTTGTAAAAAATACCAGAGAATACAAAGCCAAAAGATAATAATCTTTCTACACGAGAAGAAAGCCTTAAAGCTTCTTGCTCTTCCTGTTCTTTTTTGATTCTTTGCTTCTCTTCCTCAATTCTCGCTTCTTCAAGCTGTAGGTGTGTTTCAACCGGAGTAATCAAATCAACTATTTTTTGATACTCAGCTGAAATTTCAGCAAGTTGTTGTTTTGATTGCTCTTTGACTTCGTCATCAAGCTCTTTTTTCTCTTTTGTTACCGCAATACGGATTTTTTTAAGGGTCTGCCGGGCATCGTAGCACTTTTTCAAACCGTCTTTATCTTGGATTCCGTCAACCTTTAGGCTGAGCAGGTCGGTATATTGTTTAAGGTCTTCTGGTGAGGCTGAGAACTTAATCTCAGAAAAAACAAACCCCTTTTTTTCAATAATTGCTGGCAATGATTTCTTGGTCATTTTTGGTTGCGTTTAAAAATATGGAATATTTTAGAAAGTGAATGTGGCAACATAAGCGTGCATATTCTTGATTACCACAAAAGTCGGTTTTTCAATATTATGCTTTTGGCAATAGGCAAAGCCCGCCAAAACAGCACCCATAAACTCATATGAGTGGAAGTATCTTTTCTTTTTCATTAGATTAGTGTAGAGGCATTGAATGAACGCCACTCTTGAATGTCTGTATCAAAAAATTTAATAATGTCCGGATTATCAACCGAACCGAATTTTGGCAGTTTGTTTTCAGGAATCTTGCTTGTCTCCTGCGTTCCTGAAGCGATTCTAAGTGAACCGTCTGATTTAATGAATTGGAACTTAGAAACAAACACCTGCATCTGAAACTCAATCTTATGAGCTTTCCAGGCTTTTTTCATAGCAATGGAAAATGACTCACACTTATTTTTGATTGCGTTGAAAATTTGCATCACTCTTGATCTGGAGTATTCAGCATACCAAACGCTTTCTACCCGGATCGACAATTTTTTTACCCATGATTGGGCTGTAATAGCTAAGATTTTCATATCTTTGTCCTGTTAAATTTTCTAGAAAAGGTTTAATATTGCCCTCTCTGAGCTTCCAACTATGAGAGGGCGTTTTATTTTTATAGCAATCCTATGATATTAACACACATTCGTCGTCATTGTACTCCCATATCGTACTATGCTCATTCAATAGGCTTCTGTAATATTCTGCTTCTGCCAAACTTGCAAACCACTTTGTACTGTCTTCGTACATTGTGGCAACTTGATAGACTACTGAAAATGAATCTACCTCATTTTGAGAAGTAAGTTCCTTGTACATAGGTCTTTAAATTAGGCTACTTGCAACAATTGTTTTTCTGGTTCGTGTCCGAAATTCATTACCCCAAGTTCTTCGAGGTAATTGTAGTCATCTTCATGCAATTCCATCCAGTGGTTGCCTGAATAGGCAATCACATCTTCAATGTTCTCTATGATTAGTTCTTTGTATGCAGAAGGAGTGGTGCTGTCAATGTCAACACGGTCAAGTCCGATAACATCAGATACCGACTTAAGTAATGCAGAATCAATGTCTGCCACTTTTATAGCCTGACCCTTAAATCTAAAATAACAGATTGGATACTCTGTTATGTCAATGATTTCAATAGGAGAGTTGGTTGAAGTTTTCATATATTTGATTTTATTTTAGATTCCGAAACGCTGTTGGCCTTGCTGACAGTGTTTCTTTTTGTTGATTCAAAGTTATAATTAATTATAATAAAAACAAAATACAATCAGTATTTTTTATAAAATATTATAAAATAATGTCAATTATATGTAATTAGCTGGCATAATTGGTCTTTTTTGGTATTTTTTAATATGTTTGGTGGAGACAATTGACACTTATCATATGAAAAATTATACTAGACTCGTTATTCTACTCTTTACTTTAGTTCCTTTTTTGAACTCGTGCAAAAGTTCTGACAACGCTACTCCAGCAAATTCAATGTCTCCTCCGAGTTGGATAGTTGGCACCTGGTATTTTACCCCGAATATTCCTTCTCAGGGCTTTATTGTACAAAGCGATAATGTAATAGTGTTAACCGGATCATCTCAGGTTGATCTGAAAGACAATGCTTCAAAAAGCTCAGGCACTATGATAATAAAAGAACTCTCAAAATCATCAACAGTGTACGAGATTCAGGTATTATTAAATGGAAGTGAGTATCTGTATTATAAATTTACAAACACAAGCAATCCTACTGTATCATCTGTTGTAATGAGGTCAATGGCTGTCAGCCAGAGTGTCACTGTTTCTTTGTATAAAAAAATATAATCTGAAAGCAAGATCAATTCTTAATAAGTTCTTTGTTTTTAACCTTTAATCTTTCTATTTATGCCAATACTGTACAATTTAGTAGTGGATAGCGATACTTTTACTCGTTATAAAAACAGGATAGATTTATCTTTTATAGCAACCGATGAAATTCCAGAGATAGGACAGAACCTTTGTATAATTGAAAAAGATTCCGATATTTCTATTGCCAGTCCGCCACAAATTATGGCTATTATTAGCGGCAAGGAAACTTTTGATGGTGGTGAAATTATTTCATTCCAAATTTTACATGGGTAATAATTTCTATTATATAAAAAATGCCACCTAATGGGTGGCATAATGATACTTCCATTTTTGGAAAAAGATTCTAACACAAGGTCGTGTTAGAGAAACCCAAAGAAAATGGAGAGTCGAAAAAAAGTGAAGAAGGATGGAGGCAGAGATTTTTCCATCGAAAATGGGTCTGGAAAGGTTACTGTTAATGTTAACAATCCTTCGCCAGTAACTACTAATTCAACACCATGGGTTGATAAGTTTTTAAGATGGATTCAAGTTCTATCTTTTTTACTTAAAATCTATGAAGTGTTAATTTAGTAGTTAAGTTAAAAACCCTCACCATGACTCGAGCCTTCGACTTGGTGAGGGAATTTACGAAAAAAGTAAGACTAAGCATGTATTTAAATACAAATTATAAATTTTTTAGTAATAAATAATTAAAAGTGTTTATCTGTCAACCCTTTAGATATTCAGTAACCAGTGAAATAAATAGTTCGACGGAGTTAACAACTTCAACCTTATATCCAGCCATTTTAAGATAAGAAATACATTTGACTTGATTAGGCCTTGGTTTATTGTTTTCTGACTTCATTTCTATAAATAATCCAGAATAGCCACCTTTTACAACCGGTATGCACAAGTCAGGTACACCTGGAGTAACACCTTCCTGAATTAGCCTTGTTGCCTCTTTTTTATTTCTGTATCCTCCGTTTGGAACTGAAAATATAAGTAATTCTGGATACTGAACCCGGAACCATCTAACGCAGGCAACCTGAATTTCTGATTCCCTTTGCTTTTTGTGGAGCTTCTTTTGTGGTTCTTGGTTATTTCTGAATGAAGCCCTATATTCTTCGATAGTTAAATTCATATCTTTTATTGGTCCAATTGGAAAGTTACCTAAAAATCAATTTCACGTATTTTCACATCTATTTTGAATTCCAGCATTTCCTCTTCTGTTAATAGCCTTTGTTCTTCACAATATTCACAAACCATCCTTGAAAATCTTACTGGATGCGATTTAGAAAGGTTAAATTTATGTTTTCCCCCATTTAAGCAAGGGGCTTTAAACGCTTCATATGAAAAGCTAACAGAGGTTGTGAATGTGAAATACCTATCACAGTGATTACATTGTTCTTGATGCAATATATCCAAATCATAAGCCTGACCATCCTCATTAACTTTTGTAATTTTACAGCAATATGGACATTCAGTAGTCTCCATGTGTTTTTTTTATTTTGTTAAAAAATAAATCCAAACTAAAAATGCAATAAAAAGGAGGGTTGATATTCCTAAAATCATCCTCCATATTTGAAATGGTTTTATGTTGTTAAAATCAATTTTGTACATTTGCCGATGCTTGGGGTATGTTCCTTTCAATACCTCTTTCTAACATTTCCCAATCATATTTAAGAAGATAATTTCTGCTGTTTCCAATCAAATTATACTTATCCTCACTAAATGACATTTTTAAAAAAGTTCTCATGCCCGATTTTCCAGATTCATTAACTTTATGAATATGAAATTGATTAAGCCTCACAATTGAATTATCTGGAAAAGTAATATCATTTTCAGCTAATGCTTGTTCTTGCATTTCTATTAAAGATATTTTATCATCTTTTGTCAAAAAAAACGGCCCTTTGTTGAATATTGTCGGATTTGAATCACTCCAGATATAATTTATATCTTTTGTCATAAATCCGTCTGAATGGTATCCGAAACGATTATAAGAACATCCTTCTGATTGAAAAAGGTGCTTTACTGTTAGATAAACATAGCTATTCAAGAATTTATCATATCCAAAATAATTTATATAATCTTGAGTAATTTCTCTGATTATTGGCTCAAAACAGGAAAGTCTTTCTTCGTAACTATATCTATGACCTCCATGCAACTTTATCGGGAGATATTGGTAAAACATCATTTCGTTGCATTTGCAAGCGCAATTTGCAATAAACTTTGGAAGCCCGGCATATTTTATCTTGCTTTTCATGTCCATAATGGTTTAAAATTTTCAAAAACGTAAAGGCATAATTCTTGGCCTATAAATAATTTACAGGTGCCTAAAAAAGATAAGCTTTCCAGGTCTTCACTTTTGAAAGGCTGGCCTGTTTTGTAAAATTCTAAATAGCATTTGGTCTTTGGGTGATTTTCATTGGTATTTACAATTGCCCAAAGAAAAAAGAGTCCGTCTATTGCCTCTACTCTGATTATTTCATACCCTTCTGGCAATTCAAGAATATGTGTTTCTTGAATCGGTAATTGATATTTGTATATTGCTTTCATATTAGTAAATTTTATTATTTTCTTCTGTCAATTGAACTATCAGTAAACTCAATGAAGTTGAACATTTGCCTGAATCTCGAACGGATCCTTTCTCCGTAAGATTCCTCAATCTGATTTGCACATAAATTTGTAGTTATGTGTATTTGCCCTAACATGTTATCATAACATTTGCTAAGAATTGAAGACATAACATTATCTTGATTGCCATATACTTTTTGAACATTTTCAGTTCCTAGGTCATCAAAGCAATAAGTTATGATATTGCTTCCTGTGAAAAGGTTTGCCTTATGGTCGAACTGAGTTTTGGTATATTTCTCAAATGTTTGATAATCATTTTCCCTGAACTCTAATGTGATTTCCTGACAAGATTTGACCCGGTAAGATTGTCGTGGATTTATTGCGAAAATATTCATCAGATAGGTTTTCCCGACACCTAGTCCGCCTCCTAGGGCAATTCCCTTTGTAAGTATATTTCCCTCCCAGTCTTCAAAGCGCTTGTCATTTGTAAAGTAAAGGCATAGCATTTCGATTATTTCTCTGTTAAGTTCATCAATAACTAGCCCCGGATATGATTTCTGAATATATCCGTAATATTCTTCAGCTTTTATTTTGTGTACCAGAGGCGATAATTTAAGGCCTTCCGAATATTTTTTTCGCTTCAATGCTTGCTCAGCAGCAGTTACAATGATTTGCGCCCGATGCTCTTTGTCAAACTCTGAATTAAAATTTTCCAAAACCTTTAAATCCTTTTGGCTCAACGCCGTTAGGTCTAAGATTTCCGGAACCGGTAGTAGCTTGGTTGCTTCCATTTTTGAGGTATTTTTCAATTGTGTCCGGGAATACTACTCCCTGGTAGTTTCCCGATATTGCAGACTCCATTAGGCCAATGGCAAAATGGTTGTCAAATTTTGCAAGCTGGTTAAGAGATGCCTGTAAGGCACTATTTGTTTTTTTCTTCCATTTTGGCTGTGTTATTAATTCGCTCCAAACCTCTGTGAATTTTTCATCAGCAAAATCAGGAAATTTCAACAATGCTGATTCTTTCTTTTTTTGCGCAACTTTTTTCTTTTCAGAACCACCCCTTTCTTTAATCTCAAATTTTGATTCTGAATCTGGTTGTCGAGAATTTGAAAAATTCGAACCATTAATACTTAAAATATTTTTTTTAATACTTATTTCTTGGTTAATACTTAAAATATTATTTCTTGTTAATACTTCATCGCATACTGGTTTTCGGTGTACGGCTTTTCCGTCAACCGAATTTCCGTCATCGGATCTTCCGTCTACCGAAAAACAGTCAACGGAATTTTTATCATTCTCTATTTCCTCAACTTCTTCGTCTGTTGACCTCCCTTGCAGGTTTACAAAAATTGAAAGAAATTGTGTTGTTACGGTGTAGGAATTTGTTGAGAATTTATTTCCATCGCCTTTCCTTTGTTTGACTTTTATTAAGCCCTTCCGGACCAATCCGGCCTTTACCTTCCCTAGCTTCTCTTTCCCAAACCCGGTATCCGACAACAAAGTACCGTTGGAAGGAAAGCATGAATACCTTTGGTTTATTCTTTTTGCTATCTGCAAAAGAAGCCAAAGTTCGCTTTCATCAATATTTGATGAATCAAGCAGTCTATCGTCGATATTAATCATGCTGTAGCCATTGTTGATTCACGTGCAATAGATTCATTCAATTCTCGTAAGTCTGAATTCATCTTTTTTACAACCTCCATAATTGCCTCTACGACAATTTTATTTTTATGGGTAATTGGTGCATGGTCATTTACCAGGGCATAAACAAGGCTTCTTGAAATGTTTGTTTTGTGTTTTTGTTTAACAAGCTTTACCACCTCAGGCGCATAACAAGATCCCCTGCCTTCATTTGGAAGATTAGCTGAAATAAATTTTTTCAGCCCGTTCTCTGTCTTTTTCATAATATTTTATAATTTTGCTTGTCGGTTTTATAAATGTGTTAGGTGATTTAATAAATAAATCTGAATTTATAATTCGTTATGACAAAATTATAATTAAATATAAAATAAGCAAAATAAAATGGAAAGATTTTCAGAAAGATTGGAATATGTTCTCAGGACTTATAGAGATCATCCAATGCAGATTTCAGACCTAAGTAAAGCGCTTAACTATTCTAAGAGTCAAGCCTCGAAGCTATATCAATATATTTCGGGTCATTCTGAGCCCAAACTTGAAAACCTTACTGAGTTAAGAAAGGTTTTCCCTAGGCTTAGTTTGACGTGGTTGGCAACCGGAGACGGTGAGATGGTTGAAGTTGATGTTAAGGCTATATTGGAGGAAAACGAAAGGCTAAGAAAAGAGAATGAAAACCTTAGGAGCAGAGAGAATATTTTTATTAATACGCTCGGAGCTTTAGGGGCAAGCCCAAAGTCGCTGGGTGATAGTATAAGCCAAAGTGTTATGCTCAATTTTCCCGAAATAGATATGGCTATGAATACGCCAAAATCTCTTATGGGTAACGCATAGGTAACACTTTATTATTACCCGTCAGAAAAACCCTTTTTTCTGAGGCTAGAGTAAATAAGTTGTGTAATAGTAAGAGACCCTCTCTCTCTGCAGAAATCAGAAGCAGCTTAATTACTCAGGTAGTTAAGCTGTTTTTTTTTGCGGATTTGGGTATTATTTGTACTTCCGGGAATTCAGTTTGATCCGGTGTTTTTAAACTAAAGCAAACAGACCTTCAATGAAATGGATTACAAGAGAACGGCCAAAGATTGACAGGTTAGCGTGTCCATGGCTCATCAGAAAGTTTGTTGACAATGACGCGGAATTTATCTACGTTCCATACGATCAGGTGCAGGAAGAAGCGAAAAGATTAAATGCCATTCCGTTTGACATTCCGGATGTAGAGTTTACCCATTATGATGACCAATGTACTTTTGACTATATCGTCAAAAAATATAAAATAACAGATCCGGCTGTTTTGGTGATGGCAGTTATTGTTCGAGGCGCAGATACAGACCGGCACGACCTTGCCAAAGAATCAGCCGGACTTCAGGCCATCTCTGCGGGGCTTTCTTATAACCATACTGACGATTACAGGTTATTGGAAACCGGAATGCTTATCTACGATGCCTTGTACAGCTGGGCTGCACATTTACAAAAACAAAATCATTTGCAAAACAGCCCCTTTGAAAACTTATTGCATGAAGTATATAAGAAGTTTTTGGAAGAAAGTGCAAACGACAGGAAGAAAATACCCGGATGGGTAAAAAACTTAAAAGAAATAATTCAGGACCAGATTGATACTCAACTAACGTTTGACCTGAAAACAATTTCTCATGACTTAGAACTTAACCCGTCATATTTATCAAGGGAATTTTCAAAATATTTTGAGGATCTCAATTTCGGAGAATATATCAGAAAAATACGTATCGACAAAGCCATAAAACTTATTCAAAATACTAGCTGCTCACTTACAGAAATTGCCTACCTGACTGGTTTTTCAGATCAAAGCCATTTTACAAGAATATTCAAAAAACACACAGGGAAAAATCCATCCGCTTACAGAAAAAATCTGCAAAAAAGTAAACCTGGTACAAAAAGTAAATAA